CCGTGTGCCTATTGCACGTCTGGCTGCGGCGCAGGCTGCCATTGAAGGCTGATATTTGGCAATATAATGTATTGATAAACAACGCTTTGTGTGGGTTCATAGCACTGAAAACGTGCTGTAGGCCCACATTTGTTTTATATGCATTCTAAGCACTTTATGTAGGGTTTTGCTTTGGAGGGTTTAGAAATATTTAGTAATTTTGCAATGCCCGGTTTAGAAAGGAGTTTAGAAGTTTAATAAACTGTAAATCAAAAATATATGGCTACATTTAAAACTTGTGTGCAGAAACAGCGTAAAGATGGATTCTATCAAGTGTATATACGTGTCACACATCTGAAAAAGAGTATGTATATAAAAACGGATAAATTCGTTAATTCAAAGGGGCTTGATGCAACTGGCAACATAAAGGATACATTTGTGCTAAAGTATTGCATCAATAAGATTTCCGATTTTGTCGAGCGTCTGAATAAGATGGATATTACGAATTGGACTGTGCATGATATTGTCTCCTATCTGGACACGGCAGATGAGGATATATGCTTTTCAGAATATGCTCGCAAATATAAGTTTGAAATGGCTCGACGTGGACAAAAGAGGAATGCAAGAAATTACGAATTGGCTTATCAGCATATTGAACGCTATGCTGGAACCAATAAGCTGATGTTCTCTAGATTCACAACAAATTTTATAGACGGATGGATTAAGTCGCTCTCTGAAACTGCGAGGGCAAAGGAAATGTATCCTATATGTATTAGGCAGATTTTCAAGCAAGCAGTATTGGATTATAATGATTATGACAGAGGTATCATTATAATAAAGACTAACCCGTGGCTGAAAGTGAAGATTCCGGCAGCGGATAAGCCGGAAAAACGTGCAATTACACCGGAAGAATGCCGGGTCTTCTTTTCGTCACCACTCCCCGAAAGCAAGATGAAGGATTCTCTTCCAGAACTTGGGCGAGATGTAGCCATGATGGTACTATGTCTCGCTGGAATAAATACCGTTGATTTGTATGAGATGAGAAAGGAAAATTATGAAGACGGAATATTGAAGTACCAGAGGGCAAAGACAAAAAAGTCACGTACAGACGGAGCCTATATGGAGATGAGAGTTCCAGCTATTCTGAAACCCGTTATAAACAAATATCTTGCTGAAGAAGGTGATGAGCATTTATTCTCATTCTACAAGAGGCATACTACTTCTGACAGTTTTAGTGCTAATGTCAATATTGGGATAAAAAAAATATGTGAGAATATGAATATATCTAAGCCTAATCAGTATTGCGTGTACACCTTCCGGCATACCTGGGGTACGATTGCGCAGAATGATTGCGGTGCGTCCATATCCGATGTGGCTTTTGCCATGAATCATAGTAATGGACATAACATAACACGTGGATATATCAAGATTGATTTTTCTCCAGCATGGGAATTGAATGAAAAGGTAATAGACCTTATTTTCTTTTCCACCCAAAAATCACATAGAGAGCAGCAGGCAGAGGATAGCGGATTGCGGATATCTCCTAAGTATCTTGTTCGGGGAAGCTTGTTCTTTAGGGGGAAGATGCTGCATGAAATAGAAGACATCGGATTCAACAATAAAGAAGAGGTCATCTCCCGACTGTATGAGTACGTGCCGGAAGACATACCGGGGCGTTCCATGTTGCAGTTCAAGATAGAAAATAAAGACAGGTCTCAAGTGGCAGTATATGAGAGAATGAAGATAAAAGCAAAATGAATTTCCATGAAAATCGTTTGATGGGCCCTTGAACTTATATCCTATTCGTGTGGCAATTGATTGTTTTTTATCGGGAATTGATTAAATTTGCAGTCCCCGAAACAATAGAAGCAACATGAATCCTCTATGAAGGAGTGTAACCCGTAGTCAGTCGGGTTCCGGTATCTATGCCGGTGGGGACACTTCTTTATAGGGGATTCGCCATTTTTCCCAAAAATCTTTAGTTTAGGAAGCGTTCACATATGGGAATACAAGATAAGTACATATTCCATAATTTGTCTATAAAACGACTCAAAAACATGCAATAAATGCTGATTTTGCAATGTATAAATTGCATTTTTGGCTAATTATTGATAAAAAAATACTGTTTTTCTTCTTTTTCTTTTGTGGGTAATTTAATATATCTATATTTGCAACGTAAATAATGAATATAAAAATGTATGGGTTTATCCATAACCGTTAACAGATAAACAAAAAGAGAACAATGCGCAATAAGCGTGATTAAACTGGGTTTTAATACCTGATTATACTAAGCCGTCATATTTTTTTGGCGGCTTTCTTATTTCTAATTACTAAATGTCAAGAAACTATGGGAAAGCAAGTTGTTATTTTAGTAGATGGGCAAAATCTATATTATAGCCTTCAAGGAATGAAAATTATTGAAAAGGATGTTGATTGGACATCTCTGTTTGGCAGCATGATAGATGAAGGCGATGAATTAATAAGGACTTATTGGTTTAGACCATCTAAAATATTGGACACTTATTATACGGAACAAAATATTCAAAATTTCATTGTATATAAAAAATACAGAACCCATTGTGATAATTACAAAAAAGGTGATATGACTAAGGTACCTCAGAAGGTACAAGATGACGTAAAAGACGAATGTAAGAAAACTGCTGAATGGATTAAGAAGCAAAAGGAAAAATTTGCTAATATAGAATATGCGTATGACCAGCTTTGCTTAATCCATGACAATATTGAAATCGTAAAAACTGGAGTGGTAAAAATAGACCCTTATAAGCAAGATTATTTAGGGGAAAAAGGTGTTGATATTTCTTTAGCGGTAAAAATGATTTCACTTAGTGTCGGAAAAAAATGCGATAAAATAATATTGGTAAGTGGCGATTACGATTATTCAGAAGCTATTCGATTTGTGAAAGATAATATGACGAAAATTAATGTTGTAAAATTTCACAAAGGATATCCACCGAGGAATAAAAGTATGTCAAGAGATTTAAGCGTTTTGGCAGATAAAGTCATAGATGTATATGAAGCTGATTTGAAAAACAAATTCAGAATGGAGCCAAAGCATTAAAACTGGGATTTTAACAGCACCAAACCATGGCACAAGAAAGTAAATACTCATACGACGAGGAAAGCGTGAAAGCTATCGTCCATTGGGCACAAACAGCCCAATTGCCCAAGGAAGTGACATTAAGCGAATCGGAACACATCATCGATACTTCCATGTACGTCCACGCCAACATCTGCGACATCAACCAGCACTATCCGGACCCGTTCTACAATCCGGCGATTGACCGGTTATATCGGTTGAAGGAACATATTGGCGAATAATTAGTGAAATCAGCAAGAGAGAAGCGTTAATGAGCGTTTCTCTTTTTCATTTACCATATTTTTTGTAACTTTGTAATGCGTATGATGTTGTACGTTACCAATCCTGACGAAAAGACATGGGAAAATCCTTAACTGTTAAGCAAGAAAACTTCTGCAATTATTACATTGAAAGCGGTAATGCTTCCGAGGCCTATCGTCGTGCTTATTCGTGTGAGAACATGAAAGATGAGACGGTCAATAGAAAAGCTATAGAACTGATGAACAACGGCATGGTTACGGCAAGGGTTAAGGTATTGCAAGAGGAACAAAAAGAGAAGTCTGACATAACTAAAGAGCGTATTTTGCAAGAATTATCTGGCATTGCATTCTCTACCATAGCTGATATGCACAATACTTGGATTGAACGCAAGGAATTTGACCTGCTTTCCAAGAAAGAAAAATCCGCAATAAAAAGTATATCAACTAAGACTCTTAAAAAGAATATTGGTACAAGAGATGAACCAGAAATAGTGGACGTTGAATATGTGAAGATAGAACTATACGATAAGATTAAGGCTATTGAACGAATTTGTAAAATGCTTGGGTTCGATGCCGCCTCGGAGATAAATGTCAATACTCCCAAACCCATGAGTGTGGAGGAAGCCAAACTACTTATTAAAGGATTATGATTGATGGTAACACATATCTCAGGGCATTCTGCCTATCCGGTACACTCAATTATACAAGGTTCTTTTTCAAGAGTAAAACCGGAAGAAGATTTGTCGTGAACAGGCACCATGAGGTAATATGCAATGCGCTTGACAATGTTATTGCTGGAAAGATAAAGAAACTGATAATCAATATAGCTCCGCGTTATGGGAAGACTGAACTTGCTGTAAAGAACTTCATATCCGAGGGGCTTGCCATAAACCCGGCTTCCAAATTTATACATCTTTCATATTCTGATGACCTTGCTCATGACAATTCCGAAGAGATAAGGGATATTGTCAAATCCGAGGACTACCGCAAATTGTTTCCTTACGTCCAGATAAAGGATGGTTCCGATAGTAAAAAGAAATGGGTAACCACATCAGGAGGAGGAGTATATGCAGTATCTACCGGTGGACAGATAACCGGATTTGGTGCCGGAGAGGTTGATGATATAGGAGACGAAATAGAAGGAATTTCCGTTACTGGGAAATTTGCCGGTGCCGTGGTCATTGATGACCCTATAAAACCGGAAGACGCTCTTTCCGACTTGAAAAGGGAGAAGGTTAACCAGCGTTTTGAAACTACCATCCGTAACCGTGTGAACAGTAGGAATACGCCTATTATTATTATAATGCAGCGTCTTCATGAGAATGATTTGTGCGGCTATCTAATGAAGACCGAACCGGGAGAGTGGACTGTAGTTTCTTTGCCGGTCATTGAATATGATAAGGATGGAAGAGAGATACCTCTCTGGAAATTTAAGCATGAATTAAATGAACTGAATAACCTTCGTAGAATAAATCCTTTCGTGTTCGAAACACAATACATGCAGAACCCTAAGCCGATGGAGGGGCTTATGTATGGCAAGTTTAAAACATACAAGGAAATTCCATATACCAATAGGGCTATACGAAAGAACTATACAGATACCGCTGACACTGGGGAGGATAATCTGTGCTCCATAAACTATATAGACACGGAAATAGGGAACTTTATATTGGATATTGCTTACACCAGCGCTTCTATGGAAGTGACAGAGCCTATGGTAGCTACTATGTTGGCGAAAGATAATATAACCATATCCAACATTGAAAGCAATAATGGCGGCAGGGGATTTGCCCGGAATGTGGAATCACAGTCCCGGATAATGGGAAACAACACTACGGAGATAAGATGGTTCCATCAGTCGGGAAACAAGGAAGTGCGTATATTCACACGCGCGGCAGAAGTCATGAACCTTACTTACATGCCGGAAGGATGGGAGACCTTGTACCCTGAGTTTTATGCGGAGATAAGCGGTTTCAGAAAAAAAGGGAAGAATGCTCACGATGATGGTGCGGACTGTCTTACCGGCTGCGTTGAGAAGCGTGGAGAATTTGACTATGAAAGTTATGATGATATAGATATATACGGGATGAACAGCATTGTGGAGATACACCCTATAATAAACGGGAAATTCGCCTATGTGAAAGCGTATGTTGTGGACGGAACGGTTTATATAGCGGAGGCATATATCGGAAATGCCCTGCCATTGGATGATGTTTCCGCTGTGGTAAAGAATGCAGAAGTGAACATCGAGACTCCCAATACGATGCTGCATTATGTTAGGGATTATCGCGCTTCCATCGGGGAAGTGTGGGCAAGGCAGGAAAGGGGAAGCAAGTTTCCGTATATTGAATCATTCAAGGCTTTGGTTGCGAAATTCAAGTTTAAACGTTCTGCGGACATGGAAGGCTTTATGCGAAATCTTATGGACTATGACGGCAAGGACGTGTATGAGGCAATGTATGTCCTTTGCTGTATTGCGGATAGAGTAAAAAGGAAGGGATTATTAAAAATAGAACATTGATTTCTGTATTACCCCCCCCCGTGATTTTTTTGTATAATATTTGAATGGAGTATTCATTGCCAGTAATGCGGATGGTGAGGAATCTTAATTAACCTTGAAGCCTTTTTTATATTTTATTTGGAATGTTATTTGGAATAATTCTAAATAATATGTATATTTGCATCCGTAGGGTCACTTACAAGCGTATGAAGTTGTACGCAACCGTATCATAGGACTAAATCACTAATATATGGGAGTGGCCGCATTTATGTGCTGTCACTCCTGCTTTGTATATGGGCATATTTAATCAATTCTGGAAGCCAAAGGAAAGAAAAGCAATTCCAATGCGAGAGAATGTAAACCGCGTGGAAAGGGATGCTGAAGGAAATTACTGGTTCCTTTCAGACTTGTTCGGCCATCACACCAAATGGAAGGCTTATTATGACATGACCGATGACAAGGAAAAGGCAGAGGCGCTTTCCGCTTGTACGCCATTCTTCACTGTAGTGGACAAGATAGGTTCCATGATGTCAAGAGGCGTTCCTTATGTGGTGGATAAGAATGGCAATGAGAAAAGGTCCTATGCTGACATCCGCAATATATTGGATACCCCTAATCCATTACAAACATTCTCCTCATTTGTAAAGCAGATAGAAATCTGCCTTAAGGTGTTCGGATATTGTCCTATAGCCCTTGTAAGAACCGGAAAGGAAAGTGTGCCAAAGGCTATGTGGATTGTTCCTCCTGAACTGTTCCATATTGTCGGTACCGGAAAGGTATTCCGGCAGTTTGAACTTTCGGAAATTGTTTCAGAGGTTTATATTGATTGGGGAGGAAAACGTCTGAAATTAGAGGATTACGAATATCTTATCATATATGACAGTAATATTCGTATATCCGATGGAATATCTGATATCTTATTCGATTCCGTCTCAGACAGCTTATCCCAACCTATATCCAATTGGGTGGCTTCCATGTCGGCAAGCCATACGCTTCTGGTCAACGGGGGGCCAAAAGGGGTATTGTATAATGACTATACAGACCAGATGGGCAATATGGCTCTTACTTCAGAGGACGAGAAGGAGATAAAGGACAGGTTCAAGAGGGACTACGGTCTTGTAAACAAGGAATACCCGATATTGGTTACACGTCAAAAACTTGGATGGCTGGCGCTTGATTTTGATGCCAATCAGTTGAAGCTTCACGAAGAAGACAAGCGGTGTACAGATAAGATAGCCAATGCAATGGGAATCAACGCCAACCTATTTACAGATGCCAAGTACGACAATCTGGAAAGTGCCGGTAAGAAGGCATACCAGGATGTGATAATTCCCGACAGCATAAAGATAGCTGGATGTCTTACGCGAGCGATATGCCCCGAGGGTGTATTCATAAAGATAGACTTTACGGATGTCGAATGTCTTCAGAACAACAAGGAGATGGAAGCCAATACTCTTGTCAAGGTTGCCGACGCATTACAGAGGTTGCTTGAAAAGTCCTTGATTACTCATGACGAGGCGCGTATTGAAGTGGCTAGATATATAGAAATTGACCCGGAAAATCCGAAAGGAGAATTTTCAAGTCCTTCTGCTGTACCGGATGGAGAAAACAATAGTTAATGAAAATGAATATGGGAACGGAGATTAATAAATACAAAGGCAGGATGGGAATGCAACATAAGGTGTTCTCCATCAATTCAAAGGAAGCCCAATATGATTCTGAAAGCCGTACAATCAGCGGATATGCTGCAGTGTTTGGTAATAGGGATAAGGTTGGAGACGTTTTGCTGAAAGGGTGTTTTTCCAAGAGCATACAGGAACGTGGTCCACAAAGCAGTGCCAACGATAAGATATTGCTCTTATGGATGCACGACATGAGTGAGCCTATCGGGGCGATTACTGAACTCCGCGAAGACGAAAAAGGGCTTTATTTTGAAGCCCGTGTAGATGAAATAGATATTGGCGATAGGGCTATCAAACAACTGGAATCAGGTACTCTCAACCAATTTTCTATAGGTTACAGCTATGTTTGGGAAAAGTGCGGATATAATGAGACTGGTACAGATTTTCTTGTAGGCGAAGTAAAGCTGTATGAAGTTTCCGTAGTATCTATCGGATGTAACGGAGAGACAGAATATCTTGGCCTTAAATCTATGGAAGAGTACGACAATGTCTATAAGAGCCTCAATGAAGAAATTGCATTGCTATGCAAAAACATGAGCGTTCTCAAGCAACAACGTTTTCAAAATATAATATCCAAAGCAATGTCACTTGCTTCTTTCAGGCCGGAGCATGCCTTTGATGCTCCGCCTGCAGGAAAGGGAGCCGACAATGACGGAGGTAGTGAGGAAAAAGAATTGTATAAACTTTTAAAATTAAAATCGGTATGAAATTAGGATTTATGGAGCTTCTGGATACGTCCGGTTTGCCTGAAGAAAGCAAAAAATTCTTCGAGGCTATGGACGAAAAAATGGGAACTGCTCTCGAGGAGCAAGTGAAAGGTTTCCTTATGAATGAAGTGAAATTGGATGAGTTGCGCAAATCCATCAAGGATGCTGCAGATTCTATCAATGAAATCAAGGGCAAGGAATTTCCTGGTATTGACAAAAAGACTTTTGATGAAAAGGTCAATGAGTTGGAGAATGCCATTCTACGTGTAAAGGCGGCTACTGAAATCAGTGGAAATGGAGAAATAAAGGTTAAATCCGTTTATGACCAACTCTACGAGCAGTTGAAGGGGTATATTACGACGGACAAGAAAGGGGTTTCAACCCTTGACCTCAAAGAGGCATGTAAAGCCGCTCCTGGGAACAAACTGGAGGTCAATCTTGTGTTGGATAAAAAAGGAACTGCTGCAACTATTGCATCCGGTACCTTGGCTCCTCACTATGGGGTTGAAATTGATCCGAATTTGTCGGTCAATCCCAGAGCGCAGACAGTCATAAGGAATTATGCAAACGTGTCCAGCACGAATAGCCGTTCCCTGATTTACGCTGAATATGTGAGCAAGGACGGTGATGCCGCATGGGTTCCGGAAGGAGGACTTAAGCCTCTTATGGATGCTACATTGGCAGAAAAGACTGTGACCGCTGCAAAAATAGCCATTGCCGCAAAATTCACAGAAGAAACATTGACGGATTTCCCCAGCTTCGTTAATGAAGTTCAAAGCGAAATGATAAACAAGCTTGGAATCAAGGAGGAGCAAGGTATTCTGGACGGAAAAGGGTCTGACGGAGAAATCAAGGGTGTAGCCGCAGACATGCCGGCATTCTCATTGACAGGTTTCAATGTAGAGAAAGCAAACATGTTTGATGCCCTCGTTGCCTCATATTCACAGATTGTTTCTGCAAGCGAAATGGCTTATCGCCCGAACCTTGTGTTGATGAACCCGTTGGATTATGCGGCAATGCAGTTGACTAAGGACACAAACGGCCAGTATCTCCGTCCTTTCCGATATGGAGATGAACTGATTCAAGGGTTGCGTATAGAAACTACTACTGCTGTAGAGCAGGGAGACTTTATTATGGGAGACTTTTCGTATCTGAATATACGTGACCTTTGGGCATTGTCAATGTCCGTCGGTTGGGAAAATGACGATTTCCGTAAGAATATCGTTACCGTATTGGCTGAAAAACGATTGATGTGTTACATCAAGTCACAGTATAAGACTGCATTCGTGAAAGATAAGTTTGCTACGGTAATTGAAGGGATAACTCCGGCTGAACCGGGTGTAGGTGGATAAACGATAAATATAATATGACTATGGGAAAAGAATATAAAATGGATTTGACCAAGCGTTACGAAGTGACGTTTGTAAAGGATGGGACACAATACAAGTCCGGCGATAAAGTATCAGTAGGAATGCCTCTTGCAAGCAGATTTTATGCAGAAGGAAAGATTGAGGTATCAAGTGAACTGCTGAATGACGCCAAGGCATTAGGTTGCGAAGAACTTTTCACCAAACGTAAAAGGAAAGAGACTGTATGATAATTGACTGCACATATTTCACTGGGTTATTGAGTGTCGGGATAGGTCCCGACACTGGAGCTCCTTCTGTAACCAGAGAAGCGGAAAAGGACCGGATAAACACTTATATTGATATATATGAGATTGAATATCTGAATAATATTCTTGGTGATGATGTGTGCAGTGAATTTGTCTCCTATATTGAATCTCGTGAAGATAGTGTTGAAAAATGGGAAAAGCTGTATGCATTGTTATCAGAGAAGTATAGCCCTATAGCGTGCTATGTGTTCTTTAAATACATATCAGAAGGAAACTATAGTGTGACAAGTGTAGGGACGGTGACTTCTTCGGATGAGGATGCAGTTTCCCCTATGGTGTTGCAGATAAGAGCTTGGAATGATATGGTGAATATGAACAAAAGGGTCTATGAGCTGCTTCAATCCGTAGAATACAAAGGTGTTTGCTTTAATCCTTGCATGTTACGTAAGATAAACATTATGGGAATATGAAATCAGTAAACAAGATTTTTGAAGATGTGGTTAGGCGTGTTGCCGTCAAATACGGAAAGAATGTTTCGTACTTGTTTGGAGATTGGTCATACATAAGCAACCAGCTTACAGTCTGGAACCAGTCGCCCAAAACCAGTACATTGAAATTCCCTATGGTGTGTCTGTATTCTCCTTTTGTGGAGGATAGGACAGAAGCAGAGACAAGGGCATCCCTTGATTTTATCATTATGGTAAACACCCTGAAAACCTACACGAATGAAGAGAGGGAAAAGACTTCGTTTGAGCAGGTGCTTCGCCCTATTTATCAACTTTTCATTGATGAAATAAGGAAGGATTCTTCCATTAAAAGCAATTATAATGGGATAATTCCTCATTCTTATTCAGAAAACTACCGGTATGGGCGTGTTGGTGTGATAGGGGAAGACGGAAAGCCTTTCCATGATTTTATCGACGCTATCGAAATTAAAGAAATGAATCTAACTTTTAAAGAAACAAAGTGCTATGGCAACAGATTATAGAAAATGTCCGGGACTTGCAACGTTTAATACGGGTAATTCCGTTTGTGTGCTTGACCCGGGAAAGATAAAGGCCATTATATTGACCATTCACGGTCATAAATTGCCGAAAGAGAAGACTGCGGAAGCTATTGAGGCCGCTTGTCATGCCGACAGACCGGACCGGATATTCCCTATCAAGACGATTGTGGAATATGCGCCTTCCGGTGGAGAGGCTCAAACGTCAGCAACCGGTTATGGACCGACGAAGGTGACAAGTTATTCAGCTAAAAATGACGTATGGACTTTGCAGGATTATGATGCCAGTTTGAAAGCCAATCTGATGGCTGCAAAGAATGTGGCATTCGATGCCTATTTTGTGGACGAGAACAATATTGTCTATGGAATGAACGATGGTACTGATGAACTTGCCGGAATACCATTGTCCGGTGTATATCCCGGAGGCCAGGATTGGGACTCTTCTGGAACGGAAGCAAATCTTACGGTTGCCACGATGTTCAAGGATTACGAGAAGTATATCAAAAATGCCGATGTTTCAGCCTATGACTTTGATGTGGTTGAAGCATTAAAGGGACTTGTATATGTGGACTTGAAATCTGCGGAATCAGGGAAATATAAGCTGGTTGAACATTTTGGCAAGCTTGACATTACGGAATATTACGGAGCTCTGTTACAGACAAATGCGGAAACAGCCCTTCCGGACGCTTCCGGTGTATCTTATGCTGACGGCGTCATATCCGCTACGGATACGGTAAAACTTGCAAAGCCTTCTGTTTTGCAGGGTGTGGGTATAACTGGAATTGAGTCCTGGTCATGAAAGTGGAAGGTGTTACTTTTAATGAAAGGCTTGTACGTAAGATGAAAAAGAAGGAGTTTGTTGATATACATAAAAAGGTCTTTTTCCTTGACCGTACTGCCGAGAATAGGGAAAGTCTGCTTTCTGATATATATGACAGGATATGTGATGCCACCCCTCGCAGCAGGAATGTGGATTCTGTTTTGTAATATGTTTGTTAGGGGCGTTCATTCGCCCCTAAATTATTATTAGGTATGGCTAGTATAATAGAGGCTGAGAGAAACTTTGATGAGCTTGTGGCAGGATTTGAGCCTATGATACGTGATATAATGGCTGCCCAGAAAAAAGAGGTGCAGGTATATATCACGGAGCAATTGTATTCCGGTATAAACGGCAATGACAAGCCTTTGCGCCCAACTTACCTGAATGACCCTTATTTCAAAAACAAGGAATCCGGTAGTTGGTATAAGAATGCCCGTGGCTATATGATATGGAAAAAGGGGATAACACCTCCGTATGCCTCTTCGTGGCTTGGAATTCCCAGACGCTCTCCGGAAACTCCGAATCTGATAATCAGAGGTGATTTTCATGATTCTATCACAGCGGTACCATTTGATAAAGGTCTTAGGATAGAAAGCATAGGGATTAGCTTCAGCGGAGACATAGAGCGCAAGTACGGGCAGGCGATATATAAGGTAGGGTCTTATGCTAGGAAGCATTTTATCGAGAAATATGTGAAAAAAGGCATTGCCAATTATTTCAGAAAGTTCGGTGTGGAATGAGCTGTATGTGTGAAAACCGGAAGAGGATGGAGGACATTGGGCGAATGAGGTCTCTTGCGAAAAAAGCCGCCATGATGGAGGGAAAGGTTTACGTTCTCTATGAGAATGACGGTATATTCGGCTTTGTTCCGGAAGGAGTTGAATATAAAGGTGCATTTATTGAATATGTGTGGTATATATAAAAAATCATTTGCATTTAATCTATTTGCAATTTAGAACGCTTCTAAATAATAATTATCTTTGTAATAGCGTGTAAAGTTGCACGCAACCCAAATCAGTACGTTATGGCGAATGAATTTAAGATTACCGATGTAGTAGATGACAAAGCATTTACTCAACTTGGAAAATTGAAAACGGAATTAAAGGAAACTACTACCCTTTATTCAAGTCTTGTAGTGAACATTGCAAGAGCATCTAAATCCAATCCAAAGACTTTTGATGAATTATCCGACAAGGCAAATAACTTTAAATCGTCGGTAGATAAATTAAATTCTACTCAAGAGAAGATGAATTTAATTCAAGCAAGGCAATTGGCAATACTGCGCCAAGTGTCCCAGCAGCTTAATTCCATGTCTTCCTTGTCTAAATTGAATGTCCTCTTTGAACAGTTTGCCAAGAATGTGAAGAATGCGAGCGATATGCTGCAATCTCTTTCTTCCACCTCCAACAATGTTGCCGTATCGCAGGATAATGCGGCAAAAAGCACCCAGAATGCGAGCAATACTATAAATCAAGCCTCAGTGCAGTTGCAGGCTGCGAATGTCAATTATTCAACTATTATTGATACTATACAAGGATACGACAGTGTTGTAACCAAATTGACGGCAGACACTATTGCCAATAAGGAGGAGATGAATAAGATAATCTCCGACATTAATAAGCTGGCTAAAGAATATCGCCAGGGTAAAATGTCTCTTACTGAATACACAGAACAAGCGGCTTTACTAAAACAACGCCATATTGAACTTATGGCACAAAACCAGCAGAACACAGCTTTGATAAAAAATCATTCTAATGCAATTATCAGTGCATCCGGCAGTTATTATGAGATGAATGCTGCCATGTTGGAGCTACAGAAGCGGTATAAGGCATTGTCTGAGGAACAAAGAAACAGCCCGATGGGAGAGAGCTTGATAAAACAAGCCAATGCTTTGAATGACAAGTTGAAGGAGATAGATGCCAAATTTGGAAATTACCAGCGCAATGTGGGTAATTATGCGTCTTCGTGGAACGGGTTAAATGTGCAGACCCAACAGCTTATTCGCGAGCTCCCTTCATTAACAATGAGTTTTAATCAGTTTTTCTTAGCCATCTCCAACAACTTGCCCATGTTTGCGGACGAACTTAAGCGTGCCACTGATGAATTTAAGCGCATGAAAGCTGAAGGACAAACAGCGGTGCCGGTTTGGAAGCAATTGCTTGGAAGTCTATTCTCATGGCAATCAGCATTAGTAATTGGTATTACACTATTGTCTGCCTATGGTGATGAAATCATTGATTGGGTTACAAGTCTGTTTAAAGGTGAAGAGGAGGTGAAGAATCTTGTAAATCAGGAAAAGCAATTGGCTGATGCGAGAAATAAGGGGATGTCTAATAGTGTAAAGGAAAGGACTGAATTGGCATTACTTTACAAAGCTACTCAAGATGTATCCCGCTCAATGAAGGAGAGAAATGTTGCAGCGGATGAATTGCAAAGTAAATATCCTGCTTACTTTGAAAATATGTCAAACGAGGAAATTCTTGCGGGAAAGGGGGCAAAGGCATATAAAGAGTTGACCAATTCACTTATCGCTTCTGCACAAGCAAGAGCCATAGAGGATAAGATGGTGGAAAATAGCAGTAAGATGTTAGAATTGGACAATCAAAGAATAGGAGCGTTAGTCAAGCAGGTACAAGAACAACGAATTTTAGATGCTGCAATAGAAGCCCGTGAAAAGGGATATGATTATACTGTTAATGGAGTAGCTATATCTATTGCCGCACAAGAAAAACGTGTTTCAGACGCCGCCAAATCTGCGGCATCTTATGCTGAACAAATTGAAAATTTGAACAAGGCTAATGAAAGTCTTGTAAGTAAAATAAATGTAAATGCTCTTTTGGATAATGACAAGAAAACGTATGAAGAGACCAAAAAGAAAACGGAAGAGTATGCTGAATATATCAAGAAAATTACGGAAGACTTGGAAAAGTCCCGTATAGATATTATTGCTGATGGGAGAAAGAGGGAGATAGCTGAGGTTGAGAAAGAATACAATGACCGTATCAAGGCAATAAAGGGAAATTCCGAAAAGGAGATAGAGCTTCGGACAAATCTTGAGGCCCTTAAAGGGAAAGCCATAGCAGAAATAAATGATAAATATGATAAAGAACTGATTGAGATAGAGAAAAACAATCTTGAAAATCGTTTGGAATCTTTTGGGGAAAAATCGGAAAGAGAGTTGAATGAGCGTCTGAACATACAACTGAAACTTAACGATATGATGCGTGATGCGGAGATTAAGGATGCGGAAAAGAATGGCGAGGATGTGTCTGCTATAATTGACAAGTATGGGAAGCGCCAGAATGATATTGTTATGCGGAATCTTGAGAGCAGATTCGGGTTGATAGAGGATTATACAGACAAAATGATTGACAGACAAGAAACTGCTTCAATAGAGGAATATAATGCCCTTAAAAAGCAGTATTCGAAAGGGGAGATAAGCCGTGAAGATTACGAAAAAAAGGCTTATGAGATAGGTGTCAAATATGCAAAGGCTCGCCTACAGACGATGATAAAGGAGGTTCAGGCAGAAATGGCTCTCCTCGACCCCGATAGTGATAAGTACGCGGATTTGGAGGACCGGCTGGCTAACCTTCAGTCCCAGATTGATGAAATAGACCTTGATACGGCGATAGATAAAAGCGAGAAGGCAAAAGGCAAGTTTAAGGAAGCGTTATCTGACATGAATAGCGCTGCGAGGGATGCATTAGGAGATACTGCCGGTATATTCGAGGGGCTATCAGACATTATAGAAGATGTGGCAGAAGATGGTAAACTCAGTTTTGAGAATCTGGCAAAAAGTGTCATGAAAATAATGGATGGTATAACATCTCTTATGTCTGATGTGTACGATGCGAAAATAGAAAAGATAGAGGAGGAGCAGGATGCCAATGATGAAGCCTACGATAGGGAGATAGAGCGTATTGAATCATTGCAGGAAAGAGGAGCCATCTCTACAGAGGTCGCGGAAGCCCGAAAACGCGCAGCCGAGGATAAGACAAGGTTGAAAGAGGAGGAGCTGGCAAAGAAAAAAGCTGCCCTTCAGGAGAAACAAGCTAAGTGGGATAAGGCTAATTCAATAATACAAGCGGGAATAGCTACCGCATTGGCTGTTACTAAAGCGTTGCCGAATTTGATTTTAGCGGCAATTGTTGGGGCAATGGGAGCGGCGCAGATTGCCATTATAGCATCTCAGCAAATCCCTAAATATGCAAAAGGTATAAAGGACCATCCCGGCGGTCTTGCCATAGTCGGTGACGGTGGGAAGAAGGAAGGTATCATTACAGATAATGGATTATTTGTCACTCCCGACAAGCCTACTCTTGTTGATTTGCCGAGACATTCCCAGGTAATTCCCGACCTTTCTTTCATATATGATAGGAAAGGGCTTGGTTCTGATTTCCTATTGCTTGAGCAGCAAAAGAAAAACATGGCAGATAGAGGCATTGTGGTTAATGTTGACAATGATTATAGCCAACTGGAGAAGAAGATGGAAGGTAATACCAGACAGTTGCAGAATATCAATAAACTGATGAAAAAGGCCAATAGGAATGCTGAATATAATTGGATTTTAAACAGAGTGTAATGCTATGATGTATACAGAGCTTGATAAGATGCCCTTATCCCGGTTCATAGATGTTTTCTTGGGAGATATGGATAAGGTTGTGATAAGGGGCAGGTACAGTCAAGAGGAGAAAGTAAAAGCCTCCGAAAAGCTGTGCAATGAGTATTTGTCTATAATAGGGGGGAAGTCTGTTGTTTCGCATATAAACAAGCGTAATGAGGTACTGAAGATACACATGCGTATGTGCTGTCTTGAAAGCGCTTCCCGGTTTATTGTGATGGGAGAGTGGGATGAGGTTCGAAATATAATGGGTGCTTTGGGATATTCGTTCAAAAGTGGTGAACATGACAGAATACGTACCCGTATTGAAAGCGTTATGGCTTCTGACAAATACCGCATTGCCAAGTTGCAGGAACTTTCCGATAACTCAATGAGTGCTAAAATGGACCGTGAATATTTTACTCGTGAAAGGGTTTCAGTAATGTCTCATGTAAAAATGCACATTGACGAGAATACTTTTTCGGCAAAGGAATATGCATATCTGGTGAGAAACATGTGCGAGGAGATAGACGCAATGATACGTTCAACTAAAAAGAAGTAGCTATGTATTACAAGTGTGAACTGGTGGTAGGAGGGTACTCTTACAATGTGACAGACAATCTGGTGAACTGGGATGATGTGGAAATGTCATTCAAGCGAAATGATTATGATGGAGTGGTAAGAAGTTTTTCTACCAAGTTCCAGTTTTCCAATGGGGCTTATTCTCTTCTTGTGGGCGAGTATCTTAGGAACTATTTAAATTCGTCCGCTTCCATTATCTTTTATACCCGCAACAATTCATGGTTATGGAACGAGAGATTCAGGTGTGCGCTTGATTTTTCCACTTTTACGGACAACGGCACTACTTGCGAGATTAATGCGGTCGATGACAGTCTTGCAAGCATCATAAAGGCAAAGAAGGGAACTCAATATGAATATCCGGTATCGGAAATAAAGGAAACAGAACCTCTGAACTATGATAGGATAATAATGAATAGTGAGATAAAGTGGACGATGCCAAGTGAAAGTGAAGACAGTTCTATATCTCATGAGATAATAATGGAAAAGGCTAATTTTTATTATACTATTCCATTTTACATCTTATCATCAGAAATTGCAACCAAAGATATTGTGGAAGTTTTTGATGTAACTGAAAATTCTTATAATAAAGCAGAATCTTTATATGAAAATTATTTTATAAAAAACATTCATGGTAAGACAATCAACATACATTTAAAATTTAAGATTCATTTCAATATAAGCGATACCAAAGGACACATATCGTTCTTTTTGGATAAATTCAGTGAATTTGCTAATGGAGCTACTACAATATATTCTATAGAAAAATTAAATCATAGTACACTATACACAATTGATATTGATAAGGATATTGTTCTAAATCCAACAGAAAGTCTTATAATGTATATACATTATCCTTATTTAACCGTTAATGTTCCGGTTACTGCAAATTTTTACGATATGGATATACCGCTTACTATAGATTTTGCAGAAAAAGACCGGTCAGTAGACATCGACGTTGTTCGTCCCTCTACTGTCCTTAACCGCCTATTGTCTTCCATGACCGGCAGTGCGGATGTGGTAGGAGAAATTGCTTCCGGAGTTGATGAGCGTCTTGACAATACAATCATTTTGCCGGCAGAAAGTATACGTGGGCTTGAAAATGCAAAATTGTATACTTCATATACGAAATTTTCCAACTGGATGAAAGCTGAATTCGGTTTTGTACCGGTAATTGGTGGGAACAAGGTTTCATTCGTCCACCGTGATAGTCTGTTCCAGGACAAGGAAATAAAGAATCTGGGTTCCCGGTCTACGGACTTTGAATATTCGGTGAACTCATCACTGATTTACTCCAGATTGAAAGTCGGTTATGACAAGCAGGACTACGACAGTGTGAACGGTCGTGATGAATTCCGTTTTGGCGTTGAATATACTACTGGAACGACACTTACCGACAACACTATGGAGCTTGTCAGTCCATATCGTGCAGATGTATATGGAATTGAGTTTCTTGCGGCTAAACGAGGAGAAGATACAACGGACAGCGACAGTGACAATGATGTATTCATGGTGGGTGCTTCCCTTGACGGTTCTTCGCAGAGGTTTGTTCTTATTCGTGGGGGGAAATATGCCATTTCCGGGGTAATATCTTCTGAAACAATGTTCAATGTGATGTACGCGCAAAAGTACATGATAGAGGCGAACAGAAAGTTTATAGGCTCTTTTTCCTCATTGCTTGATTTCGCTTCTTCTGAGGGAAACAGTAATGTGGTGATAGAGGGCATGAAAGGGACTGATGACATTGAAATTCCGGAGAGATACTTTACGGTGGGGGAATTGTCTGTTAAGACAAGTGATTTGGATGTTCCCGAAGACCTGACTGGATATATAGCCCTGCAAAAGAACGGTAGAACATACAAGGGGTATATAAAGAGTTCGAGCTATAATTATGGAAAGCCTGAAGCTGTCAAGTATTCATTGATTGTAAAAAACATAGAATAAAGCTATTTGTTATTTGGAATAATTCTAAATAATATATATATTTGCATACCGCAAGTGATGTTGCTTGCCACTCATTAAAGGACGAAAAGACATGGTGAAGATAGGAGACGTATGCCCTCTGTTCTTTAATCCTATAAAGGACAAATTTGGGATTGATATTGATTACATCCAGAAATTCCATTCTTCTGACAAGATTCATGTTCAGGTATTTTCTACCGGTTCTGAATCCGTGTCTGCAAATCTCAATAACCTTTCTAAAAGCACTTCTTCTGAAATAGCTTTTTCCATTTACGAGCATAACGATTCTGTAACAATGCACTATGCCGTAATTACTGGTCTTGAAGATTCTGTCTATTCTGTTACGATAAATGGAACCACATCAGAGCCGTTTATCGTATGCTCTTCTGATTCTCTTCTTGAGGAAACGACTTTGATACGCTATTCCCATAAGGACAATAATTCTGCATTTGACAATATATTTTGGATTGATGACCGGCAACAGGTATTCGAATTTAGAGTAGAGGCCGGCTTTAAGCCCAACGGATACAATGCCCATGTCGAAAATGAGCAATACCGTAATCAAATGCAAGAGATAGAGGAGTTGTATTCCATTCCTTATGACAGCTTTATACTGACGGTAGGAAACTCCGTGGGAGTCCCTTATTGGTTTGGAAAACATCTCAACCGGATACTCTGCCTTTCTATGGTTGAAATTGATGGAGCCAAATATGTCCGTTCCGAAGATTCTGTCCCCGAATTGTCACAAATTATGGAAGATAGCCAGCTATTTCAGATAAACATGACACTGGAATTGCAGGAAAATGATATTGCAGGAGTAGGGGGAGCACTGGTGACTTATACTGTTACAGTTGGCCTTGATTCCGACAGTATCGGCAAATGCACGGTAGAGGCTACCGGCGATGTAGTAAGTATTGTCCCTTCGGATGATGGCAGCAGCTATACGGTAATGGCTAATGCCGGAGGTACGGCAACAGTGGAGATTATTCCTGAATCAGGCTATGAGGTAGATGTTCTTATCGTTGACAATGAGCCAAAAGGAGCGTTGCCAGAATTCACTTTTGAACGGTTATCTGCCAATCATACTATGTTCGTGAAGATGGCGCTTAGTGAAGAAATCCCGACTGAGTTCCTTGTCCGCAGCGACCTTCCCGGCTATTACTATTCCAGTACGCAGGATGCGCTGAACGCGGTTCGGGCGACATATCCTGACGGTCTGACCCGGAATGTGGAGATAACCTGCATCAAGGCTGCCAGGGAAAAGAGAAGGGGGGGCCATTATCTTGCCGAGCTTGCCAATTGGAACCGGCGCAGCATGTACACACTGACAATTGACGGAGGCTCCGTATTGACACTGAACGGCAATGCCTTGGGATGTCTCTCGTTCTCTGGTGTGGACAACGTGGTTGTCAGGAACATCCATTTTGAGGACTATTCCAACTATGTGGGTTATCAGGTTCCAGATGCGCTGGGTGCGATATCCTTTACCGGAAAATTATCGCAGTACGCAAGAAATATGTTCGTTGGCGGCTGCACCTTCAACGGCAAGTCCATGACTGATGAGACGGTCATGTCTACCAATTCCGTCATCCTGATAAATACGGAGAATGTGACAATCAACAACTCTTCATTCACAGACGGAGGGGGCCCGGTCGTCAACGCGGACACTTGCAACCTGCTTTCAATACTCAACAATGATTTTGTGCTTGCACCCGTCGGCGTAGGGTATCCGACTGCCGTAACAGTGAGCGGTGGTAAAATACTAATATTGGAAGACAACAGGATGTCGGGGGACAACCGCTACAGCTTCGTGGCCGTCACGAACATGGACAAGGCGTACATTCGTCGTAATTCATTCCGGAATGGCGGCAGCATGGCCCTTTCCGTTTCCTCTTCCGTACCTATGTCGAAACTGGTTATAGAATCCAATCTGTTTACAGGAATGCTGTCGAATACCGGCTCCATCAATACATGGGCAAAGGCTGTTATCGGTTTGTGCCCTATACGGGATATGGAATTGAACAGCAATACCTTCTACATGTCCGGTAACAACGGGCAGCAGTATTGTACGCGTTGGGGCACAATCAACAGGCTGGAGATATCCAATAACGTGGTTGTGGATGCCGGGCATGCGGTGCACTTCATATACGGTTTCGCTTTCGACAATGTAAGCGAACTTGTGTCGGACTACAACATATTCCAGTACAAGCTGCATGACGACATTACTTATGGCAGCCTTCTGCGTGTGTTCAACACGGAAGGAGCCGGGGGTGGCGTGGAAATCAACGCGGACCGCGGTTGCCGCTTCTGGCAGCTCCAGGAGCTCGGCTACGAGCTGCATTCCGTACTCGTGTCCGACGGTGTGGATGCGGATGCTCTTGATAATAATCTGATGATTACTTCCGCACTGGATGCCGATAATCCTGCAAACAATGACAATGTGCCCGATATCGACCTTGCATATAAGCTCAAATCGGCATCTGCCAACAGCCGCGGATGCTACAACCTGCACGGTTCCGTTATTGACGAAACATCTGTTGTTCCCGGCTATACAGGTTCCAACATGGAGGACGGCTCAACGTTCAGTAATGCTTCGCAGTACGGATGCATGGCAGAAGATATCCTCATGCTGAAGGCGAAGGCTTTGAACAGGAATCTGATGTCGGTATTCTCTGTTATCGGTTCAGCAGACAGCTACCTGGTTCTGGGCCGGTACGGGCTGCTCTCGCCGCTCCCGATATTGGATATCAATGGAGAGTATGTAGAAGATGAATTGTATGACATTAATGTGGAATGATTATGGCTGAAATTTACAATGACATATTGAAGGTTCAAATCGGACGCGTAAAGGCTTCGGTAAAGGCTGACAACTATTTTCCGGTGGCCGGCAAAGATACAATTCAAATTGACGCTGAAACCAGATGGGGGCAGACTTCGGAATGGCAGACGCAGGACGGAAGCGGTAGCACGGTGACAACAGCCGGTAATCTTGTAAAGCAGAAAGACAACAAGTCTATTGCGATATCAGACGGAGGGGAACTTGTCCAAAAATTCATAGCGCGTAACAACCGGACCGAAACGATTGTTTCTAAGAGAATCTATGCAATGTTGCCGCAAGTGCTGCCATATTTTACCGTATCGGCCAGTGAGGTTGTACGGGTGGGAGAACTGTTCGTCGTCACTGTTTCCCCGGAGCACGGCTACTCAGGCGGTGGTGAAATGGTCGTAAAGGTGTATCGCGAGAACGAGGATTCGTCTCCGATTAAGACATTGACCGAAATTACCGGGCGCCCGATGTCTGACGGGACCGTTGCGTTTGCATCCTCCTTTGACAACGCGTCTGACCGTGGAATATACGATGTGGAAGTTGATATTACAGATAGGGAAACAGGGGTGACTTTCAGCAAGAGAATAGACAAGCTCATAACGGTAGTTCCTGCCCTTTGTCCGAAACCGGCTGATACGACGCGAGGGTATGAAACTATCACTGTTCAGGCAGAAAAACAGTACGAGATACATCTGTGGCGTGATATAGAAGGTAGTGGCTTGAATTATGCTGAATGGACCGCACCACACGGTTCGGTTGAGACGGCGGGTTATGACCTGATAGATATTTCGATGTTGCCAACCGGAACGACCCTATGTATCAGAAGAGACAAGAATGAGGTTTATCCAATGCGTATGCGCATCAAGGGCAATGTGCCTTCCGGTGTTTCATCGGAGAATGGTACGCCGAACTTTATGTATGAGCACCCCCTGGTCATCACGCACGATGAAGAAGGTGTTTTCGACTGGCCTTGGATGTCGTTCGGCGCCGTCACCTTCGGTGACAACATGCGCAATGTCGTATTGGACGGGTACGGGTACAACCGTACGGGAATCAGATTCCATCCATCGTCGGATGATGCTGCAATCAATACGTGCATTTTTGTTTCCGGCGGTGCGGGCGACATAGAAATGTTCGGCATTGACATAGACGGTACGGGATTCGCCGGCATCATGGCCAAGACGGACCCTGACCCCGATGTCCCCTGGTTTTGGCGTGGCAATTGGGTGCTTGACAATCTACGTATCCATCATTGTACAATCCAGAACACAGCCGGAGAAGGTGTCTATCTCGGCTATTACGGTAGCGGCAAACTTAAAGGTACGAACGGTCAAGGGCAGGAAGTGGAATACTATGCCCATCTGCTGGACCACCTACGGCTGTACCGTGTCGACTTCCTCAATACCGGGCTTGACAGTTTCCAGGTGAACAATGCCGTGAATGTGGACATCTGTCATGTGAATACGACGGGGAGCGGAGCATCGAAACAAGGCGGTCAGAACTACGCCAGCTCGTCGGTATTCGACGGCAGAATGTATAATTGCAGACTCCTCCGGTGTAACGGTCCTATAGCTTTCTGTGGTCCACTGCTCGATGAAGTGCATATCTATAATAATGTAATGGAGGCAGGAAGATACAGCGGTGCCTTCGTGTCAACATTATGGAAGAGTTCCGATGATGAGCATATAGACCTTGACGGTGACGGTGTGGTTGACGAGATAGGCATGTACATCTACAACAACGTGGTGAAGGCTTATTCCCTTGGTTCCTTCAATACTGACTACAGCTTGATGAAGTACTTTATGGACGATAACATTATAATAACGGAGGTTGGTACAGATAAGGTTCCGAATATGTTTACCGGCGGAAAAGGTAATGTCTTTCTGAAGGCTTCTACTAATTATGAATATATTGATGAGTTGCTTAAAGTGGGAGATAGCGCTAACAACAACTATCAGCCCAACTATAACAGCCCATTAATCAAGTCGGGCATGGCTGGCCGAACTAAGTATGATATAAGGGGGTATCGGAATTGGTATAAGACAATAAACCGTACCGGCCCATTTTTAGGAATTTACAAGGATACGACCGTCGAGGATGTGACAGTACAACTTACCGGCATAGCAATCAACTCAGGTGCAACGGACACGACGGAACGGGCAGTGTCGGTAAAATTCGACTATATGGGGCGACCGACAAGGTATCGTATCGCTGAGTTGGCAGGTTTATCTGGTATTGAATGGGTTAATTGGGCAGGTGACACAATAGCGTTCACGTTGTCGGAAGGATATGGAGAGAAAACTATCTATGCACAGATAGCCACGGATGATGCTGAAAGTGGGATTGTGTCTGCCGGTATCAGTTATGGTGGTATTATTCAGTTCGCAGACGCGGAGGTGAAACGTGTCTGCGTGGCGAACTGGGATACAGACGGTGACGGCGAGATAAGTATAGCTGAAGCTGCTGCTGTGACAACTATTCCCAACAACATTTTCAAGGGAAATGCCCTGATTGCATCCTTCGACGAATTGAGGTTTTTCACCGGACTCGTTTCCATTGCCGACAATGCTTTCCAGTCTTGTATAGCACTGGAAAACATATCTTTCCCTGATAGTCTGGAAAGTATAGGACAACAGGCATTCTACAACTGTACATCGCTTGCGACGGTCAACTTCCCTGAACATATGGCTGAAATTAAGATACATGCGTTCTGGAAATGTGCGGCTTTGAAGATAGTTCGTTTGCCTGATGGCATTCCCACTGCGAACTGTCTCTATCAAAGTGGTATAGAGGAAGTATATATACCAGACAGTGTGACAACTGTCAGTCATTTCACGGAATGCCTGTCTCTGAGGAAAGTGGATATAGGTACTGGGATAAAGACGTTTAACCAGAATTCGTTCAACGGAGACACTGTTCTTGCGGTATTCATCATGCGCGCGATGGCTCCTCCTTCGTATGCGGGTTGGACCCTGCCGGATACGTTTACGGGTACGATTTATGTACCGGATGAAGCTGTTGACGCGTATAAGGTGGCAGATGGCTGGAGAAAATGGGCTTCGATGATAAAACCGCTCTCCGAATATGTAGAATAATAGAACTAATTTATGGAAATGAATGATTGGATTATGTTAGTGACTACCCTCGGTGGCATCGAGGGCATCAAGCAACTTGTCAAGTGGTGGGTGAACCGTAAGACCGACAGACGTATATCCGATGCCCAGGCCGATGTGAAGGAATTCAAGGCGCTGTGGGAATACAACGAGTTCTTGCAAAAACTGCTTTCTGTCAATTGCTCGTTGGACGGGAAACTGAGGAGGATTAGGCTGGTTGGGAACAGTATTGTTTTGGGTAATTGTGGCAGTAGTGTTCTATCAAGTAGTAAAATGGTTAAATAAAAAGTTATGAGCAACATTGGGACAGAACTTAAGATAAACGTCCATGTAGAGCCTATTGACGGTTTCCACATGAGCGACTATGACTTCACTTGCCGGTTCTATATCTATACGAACCGTTATGTGGAATTGAAGAAGAGTGAAATGATAAAGGTGGATGAGGACAACTATATGGGCTGCATTGACAGTAGTAAGTTGGGCACTGGTAACATTATGATGCGTATCACAGCACAGATACCTGATACGGATTTCCCGGACGGGTTACGTACAGAGGTAGAGACCATTTCCACAGAAGTAAGGATAAGCAGATAAAACAGGAATTGATATGAAAGATAATATAATAACCCAGAGCATCCCCGGAGGCTTTTCCGTGATAGCCAGTGGCTTCATAATGGAATCCCTCGAACACATGATACCTTGGCTTATAGTCTCGTTTTCAGTAGTCGTGTGTGACTTGGCTTTCGGAATAAGGAAAAGTCTGCTGATGAAAGAAGAGGTGCGGTTTTCCAGTGCCATACGCAGGACGATGGGAAAGATGGTGACGTACTTCGCATTTGTATGTATGGTCGTTATGATAAACATCGCTTCTGGCAGCAAATGGAATATAGATGTGTATTCATGCCTGCTTGTTTGTTTCATTGAGTTCTGCTCGATTATCAGTAATATCCTTACGCCGAAAGGCTACAGCTTCAACATGCTAAAGGCGCTGGGGCTGTTCGGGAAAAAGATGCTTGATGTTGACAAGGAGGAGATGAGTGAAATAATAACTAAAGATAAGGAGGAAAATAAATGAAATTCTTTACAGTTTCAGAATTTGTAAGAAGTGAGACAGCGGACAAGAAAGGTATCGACAACCGTTTGCCAAAGGATTTGCTTCCTAATGTTCAAGCGTTGGTGAATAATGTGCTCGACCCGTTACGGGAAGCGTATGGGAAACCTATTATTGTCACCTCCGGGTATAGATGTGAGGCATTGAACAAAGCTGTAGGAGGCTCCAAGACGAGTGACCACATGAAAGGTTGTTCTGTGGATATAGTAGGCACACCTAATACGAAAATGGAAAACAAGAGGCTTTTCAATCTGATTCAGTCGCTTGACCTTCCCTTCAATCAATTGATTGACGAAAAGAACTTTTCTTGGGTTCATGTGAGCTATCGGGAAGGAGAAAACAGAAAACAAGTATTGAAATTATAGAATCGTAGAATTATGGCAGCAACAGATTTATCATTCAGCAAGAATTCGCAAAACAGAGACCAAGCGTCTTTCGTATCGGAAGGTGCCGTAACGGTGCAAATGCAGCGCAAGGACGTGGGAGCGCTGAACATATATGCCAACCTTGACGGCATGGGAGCTAAATACATTGGCGGTTACGGGAGTTATAACGGTGGGAACAACTTGATTTTCACTGTTGACGTTCCTGCCGGTGTGACCGTTACCATTGAGTCTTACCCGGAAGTCGTTTCCGCAAAGATGTTGGGCAATGGATAGGTTCGGGATAGGAAAGATTGGATTACCGGGATTCGGTGTCGGTGAGTTCCGTCTCCCGGTGTTCGGTGGTTCGGGGAGTGGCAACGGAGGTCAGGGAAATGCCTTCCATGAATCTATTGTTGACGCTTGGTTTATGTCGGGATACGCCAATGGCGATTCTCCTGCTTCTATCCGTGGGGTGAAGGGTAACGAACTCCAATTAAGGAACTTCGCCTATGCTTTAGACAGTGGGTTCGGGAAGTATACAGTTAATTGGGATAGTTTTTACGGTTCAAACGGAGTAAATGCCAATTTCACAAATTCTGATTCTGTTATTCATCTGACGGAAATATTGGTGGCAGACGGAAAGTTTTTGCAAACAAATGCAGACGGAACAATAGAAGCGTGTCAAATAAAGGTGGAAGGCATAACGGATGATATTAAGTTAAGATATGTATCTTATGCCGAAGACGGTACCGGAACATACACCTATCTTAAGAATGGTATCAATAACCTGCCAATATCCTACAAGAAATATACCGGGTTTGCTGCATCTGTAGTTGGTACTTGTAATATCACCATCACCCAACTGCCATCTGCCTATGAGGGTGCACTTGTGTTCGATGGCGTGGATGATTACGGTATCTGTACCCGACTTCCCATTATGACTGATTATACAGTAATATGCAGGAGGGTACTTGAAAATAATGCCAATAATGTTGTTGCTTCAAAAAGCATTAAGATTGGTAATGGAGCATTCATTTTTGAATATGGTAATAACGCCACATATTCTTTCAGCGAATATGCTTCTATTGGTCAGAATATAAATTTAGAAGATTTCGTTTCGTATCAAACTAAAAACTCTTATAATGGGAGTACGATTACGGTAGGCAATGCAGACGATACCGATACATTGACTTTAGGTATTATAAGAGAGGGAGACAGTAAACTTCTGAAAGGAGCTATCTATTATTTCGCTCTCTATAACAAATCCCTAACCATTGAAGAGATAGAAACAGAGAAAGCCAAATTGGAAAACATGTGGGACTCTAAATTAAATAAATCATGAAATATGTAATTGTAACAGTTGAATGGTGCCTTGGCAAAGGCATATCAGTTCCTTCCCATGCGAGAAAGAGCGTGGACGGGACAAAGGTCATCCTCCATTATGACTTTATAGAACCGGTATTGACGGATGCTGACAGACTGACGGTGTATCTGCACAACAGTGCCAGATTGAACGGCATTCTGAACAGTGAGGAATGGACTGCCAACGAGGATTCTATTATTTAAGCGGCAATGTGCTTCCCAGCAGATTACCGCCACTAACATGCACAACATTACGAACAATAATACATTATAACATGGGAAGTGATGAAAAAGTTTATTAAGAATAATATGCGTTTGTCGGAGTTCAGAAGGCTTTCTTTCTGGCTTGCCGTCGGCTTGTCCGCTATGCTGTGGAGTATATTGCTTTCATCGTGTGGAAACATAAGATATGTCCCGGTGGAAACGGTGCGTACAGACAGCGTGTATAATACCGTTTACCGGCGTGACAGCATATATATGCGTGACAGCGTATATGTACTTGACAAGGGTGATACCGTCTATCAATTCAGGTATAAGTATCTGTTTGTGGATAAAGTCAAGCATGACACTCTCTATATAGAGAAGACAGACAGCGTCCAGATACCTTATCCGGTTGAGAAGGAGTTGACCCGATGGCAGTCCTTCAAGCAGGAAGCTGGCGGTTTCGCTATTACCACCATAGTAGTGGTACTACTGATAGTTTTTGGGAAAATGGTTTATAAACTTAAGAAAGGAGGCTGATATGACTTAGCGTTATCATCCGGGCGAGTAGAAGCGCCCATAGGAAAACTATCGTACAGATGCGCTCTTTTCGGGGCTTAGAGTAAAAAGAAAGCCCCCAACGCTCAAATAATTATTGCCACATAAAAATTTGAAAAAGCATAAGATACCGCACGTTGGAGGCTTAATATCTTCAACACGGTATCTTGTGCTTTGTTCATGTATATATCAAGTTTTATGTGGCAGGGCAAAGATACGGATAAAAATCTGAAAAATCATGTGCAAGTCAGAAATCTTTGCCGAAACAATCAATCTCGTCTCGCAGGAGACGGAAATTCCAGTCAATCGAATACTATCCTCGGATAAGGATACGGAGACTGTGGATGCCCGCTATCTCCTCGTATCCCTCCTTGCCGATAGGGGCATGTACCCTTCACAGATAGCAGTTCATATCCACAAGACCAAACGTGCGGTGAACTACATGATTTCCAATTTCCGTGAGCGCATGGAAGGTGGGAAAATGTTGAGAATATATTGGGAAAACATTAGGAAATCGTTGGGAAACAACTGATTTCCATACCGACAACAAGTATATACTTTTGTATTGCGGTTGATATTGACCGTAATAACAAAAGTATAAATCTCTATGGAAAGAACGTACGTTTTTAACCAGGACGGTGGAGCAGGTTCAAGCAACGGGCTGCTCGCATCCATTCTCCCCTCCCTGCAGAACAGAGGAATCGACACCGGCTATCTGATGGGCCTCATGGGAGGCAACGGCAACGGTGGCTTCTTCGGTAACAATGGTGGATTCCAGGACATCATTGCGCTTATCGTGATTGCAGCCATTTTCGGCAACGGTAACTTCGGATTCGGAGGCAACAACAACCAGGGAGCCAATGAAGGCCGGGAAATGATTATGCAGACACTTAACCGGAACGGTGTCGACATTGCAGCATTAGCACAAGCTGTGAACACATCATCAGACCAAATCCTTGCCGGAATCAATTCTGTATCACAAGCTATCTGTGGCCTCGGCAACCAGATGGGACAGAACACCAACAGCATCATTACAGCAATCATGCAAGGCAACAACGCTTTGACATCTCAAATCTGTAGCTGTTGCTGCGACATGAAACAGCTTGTAACCACACAAGGCTACGAGAGCAAGTTGGCTCTGTGCGACCAAACCCATACTTTGGTTAATGTGGCTAATCAGAACGCTCTGTCCTTGCGTGACGGTGCGACGGCCAACACCCAGGCTATCATCGCCAAACTGGATGCCATTCAGAACCAGGCATTGCAGGACAAGATTACTGCTCTTACTGCGGAAAAAGCCACTTTAACCGCCGAAATCTCCCAACGCAACCAGAATGCCACCATCCTGAATGCTGTAGGCCAGCAGATTGCTCCTTTGGCTGCCGGATTGCAGGCATTACAAAGCGATGTTGATGGAATCAAATGCAAGCTTCCAAATACTGTGAGTGTTCAATACCCCAATTTAACCGCTATTAATACAGATTGTTTCCGTGCAGCCGCCTACGGTGCATATATGGGTGACGCTGTATACGGACGTAGTGGATGTGGTTGCAATAACTACTGGGGTTAATCCCGGTGAGAAAGGAGGTAATCATGTGGCCTAACTTTTTTACTGGATTCCCTTTCCAGTTCCCCTCCCTCGGAAGAGTGAACTACAACACTCTCCCTACGGTGGCTGTAACGGTCGGCACAGAGAATGTCACTTTGGAATTGCCCAATCATGCGTTCCGTAACCGGGACTATGTGGGCGGTTTCTATGTCAGTCTCCGTCAGGCGATACCTGCAGGAACGACGGCTACTCTGCCGATACTTATAGGGACCAACGGGGACACGAGACCGTTGCTGGCTTACAACAATGAGCCGGTGACTGTCGGAAACCTTGCCGGGACCGGTATCTACGAAATCCACTATAACAAGTACACCAATGAGCTGTTCCTTGTCAATGGTGGGTATCGTCCGACAACGACAACGGCTCCGACAGCCGAAACAATCGCTCAGAAGAGCAAGTAGTTAACATGGGGTTTTGTGGCTGTCCGGGAAAGCCGGATAGCCGCACACTCCTTTAAAATCAAACCAATATGTTTCAAAATCTACGAGTTAACAGTACATTATATCTTCTTCACAGAGGGGCAAATCCAAGTTTGGAATGCGGGCAAGTCGTTAATGTAAGCCCTATAAAAACTATATATAAGACTGTTCCCAACATGCCTTATCCACAGCCGGTCCAGGTTATTGATTTTGTCGTGAATATAAACGGGCAGAATGTTAATTTGCAGGAGATACCGGCTAATGCCAATATTGCCGATGATGTTAAAACGGGGATGCTGATTACTGGTTCAAGAGACGAGATGAACACCGAGGTCCTTACTATGAAACAGAAGAGTGAGGATGTTCTAAAAAGCGTGGAATATCATCAGAACTTTCTTAGGGTATGTGACCAGATGCTTGCCATGCTTAACCCTGAATTTGCAGCCAAGCAACAGCAGGAGCAAGAAATATCCGCATTGAAAGGGCAAATGTCCAATATGGATAAGAACATGCAGGAGATGAGCAGGAATATGGCTGACCTCATTGCGCAAAACCAGAAGTTAATGGAACAGCTCGGAGTGGGCGAAACATCCAAAACAAAGAAATGATATGGGAATGTGGAGAATATTAGACGAAGGACGTGACGATTACGAACGCAGCTTCGGAATGAGAGACGATGATGTGGAGGAAGCCTACAAGGAAGGATGCCGCCACGGTTACGAGAAAGCCATGCGCAAGATGCAGGGCGGTGAAATGGGCTACCGCAATGGCGGCGGCTCCCGTAGCGGAGGTTATAGCGGCTCTGATATGGGCGAACGCCGTATGCCGGAGTATTTTCCGGAATATCCTATGTACGGTGAGCGTCATGGAATGTCGCCCTACGGTGACGAAATGGGCGAACGCAGACGCAGACGCGCCAACGGTGAGTTTTATTGATAATGGAGGGGTGGAATGCCCCTCTTTTTCTAAATCTGAATAATTATGGGACAAAGACTGGATATTTACGATAGATTTCCCTCCGGCATGGAGGCATACCTCTCGCAGTATGGATGGCATTTCAGCAAGAAGATGTGCGACTGGGCTGTATCCTGCATGAAGGTGGAGAATAAAAGTACCGGCAAGAAGGAAAGGATTGAGCCAATCAGCAAGGAACAGTTGGATGAACTTCTGAAAAAATATAATATCAAGCTGGATAAGGATGCCGGGTACGACAGCTTGTACGTGGCAAATATGGCGAAAGCAGACTATTACAAGAGTTCGATTGCCGATGAAGCGCATTTGGCGCTGTTTATAAAGGACTACATGGATGACCCGGACGGATACGACGGTCTTCCGTTTACCCGTTTTTATGCAGACTGCATAGGTTCCGGAAATCCTATAATGTGGTCGGAGATGATGTAGCCTATGATAGTCCAGGACTTTTATATACCGGAATATGACTGGGAAGTAAGAGTGTATTATGCAGTTGACTGCTACTACACCGGCAGAATCATGGCAGACCTGCGCCGTGTCGGTTGCAGGGGAGCAGACCTGATGGACGCTTTCAGGAACATGCGCTCCTGCAATCTGAATACCGGCATTACCTACTCCAATACAAGGGACAGACAGACCGTCATGGTGATAGCACTCACTTCCTCACCGGGCGAGTTCCAGAATTCATGGGACCATGAGAAGGGACATCTCTGCCGTCACATATCCAAGGCTTTTGGGGTTGACCCATACGGTGAGGAGGCGCAGTACCTTTCCGGCGAGGTTGGGCAGAAGATGTTCCCGATAGCGAAGAGGTTCTTGTGTGAGCATTGCAGGAAGGGGCTGGCGAAATGGTGACTGTTCCATTTTCTGCAGCACTTACATTTTGAAAGGACAGTATCAATTCCTTCCAATTATTACCATACTATAAATAATGCTAATGAGAAGCGATGATTTGGACATATTGATTTCGCAGGCCGACGACCGTTACTATTCGGATTTCTGCCGTCTTCTGCTGGTCATGCTATGGAACGCATAGAGCGCGTCCTTGACTGGCTGGTGCCTGTCGCTGTAATAGTGAGGGTGATATTGTTGTGTCTGTATGCGTGAACTTGATAGGTCCTTGAACTAATCTACCCTTTGTCTCTCAACCCGTACTTCCTTATGTAAGTGCTTATGGTGGAAGCCGCCACACCCATCTCATAGGCAATGTCCTTGGACTTCATCCCGTCGTTTACCATCCTCCGCAGCTTGTCCATGTCCACAAGTCTTGATGCGTGTCCTTTTACTTCGACAGCAGGGGCAAGGCCTAACGTCTTGCGCTTTTTTGCGGCATATTCGGGAGTGCATTTGTCTCTGGTCACGTATATTACGGTACGGTGGTCTATGCGTAAGGGATATTTCCCCTTTTCCGTTTCTCTGTGCATCTCCGCGAGGCGTTCAGCGTCCCCGTTTACCGTTGTGTCAATCTTCTTGTATTTGTCATCAATAGGGGCATGGAGCTTTTTCAGTCTGTCTACTTTCCTCATGGCTTATCTTCATTAGAATAAACTAAATTCTGTACTTCTTCTTCCCAGACGTCTCCCTCATTCCCTTCAAAGTCAAGATATACCGTATCTTCAGGGCTTGGATTGTTGAAACTGGAAAGCAGCCCTACTACCTGCATGGGTATGGAAAGTCTCTCTCCTTGTGGTGACGGCAGTTTTATTCTCACCCAGTCACCGATTTTTAAGTCTGTTATAAGCATGGCTTCAGTATTTTAATCGCTTGTTCGGCATCATTTTCAGATAATCCTAAATAGGTGTCAGTCTTGATAAAGTGCTCTGCTTGTTCAAGAAGCATATCGCTATCATCGTCAAGTATCACGTAATTGAAATCAACCCCAACCTCTTTGTGATTCCAGTCTTTACCGTTGTCAGAGTGAATATGGGTGTCAATCCATTGCTTTATCTCAACTCCACGGGGAATACCAAGATGAACACCTTGCATAACGTAGGCATACGCTCTTATCGTAACCCCTATAATCCTATCTGCGTATGGAAACGGGAATGGTACTAAGGACCTTACGGTTGTCAGTTCTTCCTTTGTATCTTCTACCGTATTTCTCCTCCACGATGAAGATATGACAATTTTCGCATCTGTCGCATCTATAATCTTCCCAAGTAAATCACACGCATCCTTATCAAGTGCATAATGCGACTTTTGCGTGGAAATCACTCCGTCTATATCAAGAAATATAATTTTCATGCTCAATATATTATTCCAATCTTGTGATACCATTTGTCCGCGTGGCTGAACCATCCAATCATGAACGGTTTGCCGAAGAGGGTTACTTTGTATAGTTTACTCATATATTTCTTTGCTTTTCAGTTTATCAAGGAATTTATCATCTCTCGAATAGTCAGCACCGATAGCTTTCTTGCTTTCGATAATCTGTTCCAAAAGGGTTATACATTCCCTTTTCACTTCTTCCACTTCATTATAACCGCAGGCTTTGTCAACCAATATTTCTATGTTTGATTTGTGCTTGGAAAGCTGCTTATTGAGTATTTCCAGTTGCCAGTAGCAGAAGTCAATGGTAGCGATGTGTTCCAGTTTATTCATTCTTTTTCGAGTATTTCAATACATTTCTTTATTCCATCATCAAAACCCTGCTTATAGCCTCTCGCATGTTCTCCAGTAGCATATACTACCATTGACAGCCAAAAGAGAAGGATACCTGCCACCTTATACCAACCGGGCAGTGAGATAGAAAATGGCTTGAATGTTATAGTAAGTTCGCCAACCCATAATATGCATGTTATGAATATAGCTGTAAATAAGATTGTTTTCATATCTGTTATTTCCCTATTATATTTTTCCTTGATACTCATGAATAATTCGGCTTTTGTTCCGGATTCTGGCTATGCCTGCTAAAACGTCCCTGCCAGCATTCATGAGGAACACGTTGCATGAAGGTATGGCGCATACCCAAATCCTCCCATTCCTCGCAATACTTCTCCAATATAGCCGACATCTCGTCAAGCATACGGACATAGGCTTTATTGGCTTCAAGACCACGCTCTATAATCGGGATTGCCTTCTTCCATTCTTCATCCGTAAGCAGATTGAGGGACAAGGAAACACGGACAGCGGCTATAATTTCATCTGTAGTCCAAAAGTCGTTACCGTCCTTGACGAAATGATTTATTACTTCGTAGTCAAAGTCTTTTTTCAGCCTTCTCTTGAATGCCGCAATGTTATGCTCTCTGAAGCCAGAACTGTATGTTGTATAGATAAGCCTTCGTTCGTAATATTCTGTTTCCGGGTAGTCTTCAAGCCTTTTCCCTAATAATATTATCTCCATTGTATTTACCATTCCGTCTTTAACTAATATCTCTCCATCATCCCCATATTCATAGCAATCCGGGCAATAGTGCTTGTCATCCACTGGGTCGTAATACCATCCGCTTTCATTGGCTACTTCGGCAACGGTTTCCATATCCTCATGCCACATATCTTCATTGGCTAAATCCCCACATACATCACACTGGATGTTATGGAAATATTTCTTTACTCTCATGGCTATTGCTGTTTTATCAATTCTGGGCTATCGTAAATATTACTAACGACTGTCATAGCATGCCATTCGCCTAAAGGTCTCATGCCGACTTTTTTTTCAAAATCGAATTGTAATGCGAATGTAGCAAGTTCTTTGTTCCACAATACAAGAGCTATATGTTGCTCACACATAAGTATGTCTCCTTCATAGATTTCTTTACCGCTCTTGTCGCACAAGCCGGTGAACTGCCCGACGGTTTCAGCCCATACGTCGTAACAGCAGCCGTCTTCCGGAGAATATATCCTCGCCTTGTCCGTAAAGATAAGCCCGTTTTCGTCCCTTCCGGCAGTATAGAAAAAAGAGAGAAATCCATATACCCATTTCCCCGTATCAATACCTTTACCTCTGAATTTTATTTCACGCTTCATAATCACTATATTTTATTCATGGTTATTCCTTTTCAACAACTCAATGTTTCTTTATGTAATCAACTAATTGAGGACCTAAGTCATGAAATCGACAAAGCCCACTAAACACAAGGCTTGCACTCATTCCGCTGTGACCTTGGTCTATGAACATTTGTAAGCAGTTCTTAAAACGCTCTTCTTTAGGCTTGTCTGTATTGAGTTCGGATATAAGTTTCAACCAGCAATCGAGTTCAAACCCTTTATAGAGGTCGTTCAATCGTATAGGAACAATCTTATCCCAATATTCAAGATGTTTATCCGGAATAATGCCACGTGCTTTAGCCATATATTCTTTTATCAATTGCGGAATCTTAGCCTTGAACTCGGCTTCCCTTCGCAGGTATTCGTTATGTTCATCCTGCAAATCTTTATCGAACTTAGTCTTCGTCTTTCTCGTGACCTTTAAATACATTTCATCAAGTGTTTCACTTGAATACAGCTCTTTATCATTAAATTTACAGAAACAATCTTCTCCTGTTTCTTGCTTATATTTCTTCAACTGTTCGTATGCGTAGTCAATGTTTACACCTGGATAAATTTCTATTTCTTTCATAAATTCACAGTTTACTATTCTTTAATTTGTTATACTCATCCTCAATACATTTATTGATTTTAGCGGCTTCCTCGTACCGTTCCTCTTCAATCAACTTACTTTTCAGCCATTGAAGCTGATTCATATAAATAACATCATCACGGTCTGAAACCCTACGGGTGTATTCCCTTATCTCATTCAGCTTGTCCTCCATGCGTCTATGCCATCTGCTTACCAGGATTAGGACAAATCCTAATGCAATGGCATTGAATAAAGTGATGGAGATTTTAATTATCAATTCTACGGTTCCCATAATCATATAAGTTTTAACGCTTCTTGTATTCCTGCTTCAAGTGCTTCCTCGTAGGTATTAAATTGATTGGTGAAGCAATTTTGGATGATATGTTTATGTTTATTGCTGCCAACGACATATATATCCCAATAATAAAATTCTACTTCGGTTTTAACGACTTCTCCTATCTTATTATAACTCTCTACTACTTTAGGAGTAGAGAGTACATGTAGGTTCTTGTTTTCGCGCAGCCACCTTTGAACTACCGATTGAGGTGGAACAGATAGGTATTTATAACAATGATGCAAAGTAGAAACATCTATAAGATATTTCCTTTGTAGAAACCCTTTCTCTTTCAGCAGCTTCGCAGTCTCTAATGTCACAAGTTCTTCTGTCATAGCTGTATAAATAACCTAATTGTTAGAATAATAGTCGTAATGATAAAGATTAATGCAAAATGTTTCCATACTTTTACAGTAAACTCTAAACCATGTTTCTGTTTGTCAAACTCACTTAAGGCATAATTCAAAGCCTCGTCTTTCAATCCCTTAAGCTTATCATTCAAAGCCTTGGTTATATCGTCTGCGATAGTATGCTTCACCCTTTCTGACACGGATTCCGGATATCCTCTTTCTTCATAATTTATTTCATTCAACAAATCATAATGAAACATATAAGGTATTCCGTTCACTTCATAGGAAAGTTCGATACCGCTTTCTTTGACATATTCCAAAAACCTTTCTTCGGCAATCTCATTTATCCTTTCTTGGTTAAATTCTGACTGCTTCTTTATCTCATTAAAATATTCCTCGTCAACAATTACACAGTTGTTTTCGAGTTTCATTACATGTGCTTTCATTCTTTAAAGTGTTCAATCAGTTCGTCTACGGTAGCCTTGTGAACGGTATCTATATTAACATCAATATCATTGTAAACCCAATAGGTAGAGAACTTGATTGCAGGACACATAATCCATTTATTCCCATCCGTAAACCATTGATACTTGTCTGTATCATCCCTTAATGCAGCTATAGATAGGAATAGTTCTTCATTCGTTCCGCAATCAATAAGACCATCTATTTCTTTAAGACCATTTTTATCATAATCGTCCAATGCATAAACCGAATTAACTCCAAATACACAAGCAAATAGATTATGCCAACCTAAATATGGATTACAATAATAGCCAAGTTCTTTTAATCTATTTCTAATATTAGCAGTATTTTTGCGTATAAAGCACGGTGTTGTAAATCCCATAGTTATTCTCCTTTCAGTCTTTTAAAAAATTTCATCGGAGACACTAAGGAACCCGACGAAATGTCTTTGAAAATTTCACTATCATCATTCACACCCAATGCAAGACAATACTCCTGCGGATTAACTTTTGCCAATTCACGGAGCTTCTTTTCCCTATCTACACCAGCATAAAGAATCCCGGTATATTCCAAAGTAATAGAGCCGTGCATGTCTTTCATATCTGATAGCTTTAATATTTCTCCTCTTGACATTATTCAATCTCCTTTCAGTTCATTAATTAAAGCATCAGCACAAGCAATAGCAAATCGGGCAATGCCTTTAGGTACTGTATGTTTCTCTCCCTTCTTGTAATCCGCTTCCGAACAAGCGTAGCGAACTTCTTCCTCGTCGCTTAATATTCCCTGCATTGCAGCTTTAGCCAGTTCATAACGCCTCTGTTCCCAGTCAATTTTCTTTTCTTCCATCTTTAACCTCCTTATTAGTTTTAACAAACCCCTTTTGAATACACCAACATAACATATAATAGGCTGCATCCATTATTCCCGGCATCTTTTCTAAATGAACGGTTCCATTATTCGTTACGTCTACATATTTGAGCCACCACAACCCTACTTTCTTAAATATGTACAAATCATATACCTGTACTGATTCTGGCAACTTATCCAGAATGTCCTGCAAAGTGTAAGTAGGGTATTCATGTTTCATATTCGGTTGAGAAACGAAGAGAGTAGGCTCTTTCTCTGTTTCATCTGTTCCATTGATAATAGCATCGGCAGTAGGTAAATACTGCCAGTGCATACTTGCATCGCTCGTATCTAATCCAAGCTCCTGCAAGTGCTTCATTTGTTCTATTGATAATACTTGTTCTGTTTTCATAATTCGTAAGATAAAATTACAACCGTTAATGCAATGAAAATGATTGCTACTATCAAGGCGATAGATAGACATCCCTTTTCGTATTCTTCATCTTCCGATGGTGTGTTTTCGTTATACCAATCTAACGGATGTTTTAATTTCATTTTTCACTCCTTTCTTTCTCCTTAATCCGTTCCAGTACATCCCTGTTATGGGTTAATCTTGTTCCACTCACTTTCCATAATCACATAGTCACACTTGTTGCATCGATGAATATACGTATGCCAAGGGACTGTAGTATAATCTTCGACAGCTATTTCTATACTGCCGCATTCCGGACACTCTATTTTCACTTCTTTGATGTCTGGATAATCCCAGAAAGAGAGCTTGCCTTTCACGTTCTCGATAGGTTTAGCATAGAGAATAGGATTAGCCAGCACCCAGTTATAAACTCCTTTCTCTGCCCAGATGGAAGAGTGATTCACAACACAATCCACAATTTCGACACTTCCAATGATGGCAGAATTTACATATCTATTGCCGCAAATAATCTCCCTCTGGAATCCAAGTGAAAAGCTATCCCATTGCCTTTTCGTAAATACACTATTAGGATTAATCATTTCCACGGGGACTGCGCTTGAATGAATCAGCACCCTTTGCCCTAAGTATTTCTTAGGACACGGCCAAGTGCGATTCTCGATGTCTTTGATGCCGTGGACTATCAGACTGGCCCATGGCTGTTTGATGGTTATTGCTTTCATCCTTCGCCCCCTTTCGGTAGTGCTGGTATCGGCCTCCAATGTGTGACATATCCAGTTTTGATGTATGGATAAATATTATACATCACTCTACGAGCCGCCATTTCACCTTCTTTTCCGTCTACTGTTATGACTTGCACTACTCCGGGAGAATCATCTTTCGGAATAGCCATTTCTACGCTTATCCACGGGGATTGCTTTGACTGCCAGTCGGCACCAGCCTCGAAAGCATTTCTCATATCAATCTCATCGTAGGGATAATCAAGCCCAGCTTTGATATTTACAATGCGGCATTCTTCTGCAAATGCTTTGGCTGCTTCTTCTAATGTATGTTTCATAATCATTACTCTTCAGTTGATATTAAATCATCCAAATACGCCCATTCATCAATGTCATCTTTAGGACACTCGTAATCATCGCACTCTTCATCGTCCCAGCATTGCTCTGTTACGTTCCAATAGCGGACACCGTAACCAGTTCCAGTGCTTAACTTTCCATACACAAGGCATGGTATCTGCGGATAATGTTCATTTTCGTATTCTCCATGAGCTTGTGGCACTTCATCTTTCGTCTTATGCCATACGCTATTGATACGCCAGTTCGCACCAGCAATAAATCCGGACTTATAAATATTCTGCCCGACGATATTATATCCTTCAGCTCCTTGTTTGGCTGCTTTTTCTACTGTCTGTCTCATAACTATTTAGAATATTGCTGTTTCTTTGTACAAGTGTCAGTTCCTAATGCACCAATCGGGCAATCATCACAATAAAATGTTTCGCTTCTATAATCTGCATCACATCCACATGGATGTTCACTAAGCTCCATAACTTTATCATTCAAAAGCTGTACATTTTCTTTGAGTTTATACACCTCACTAATAGGGGTTAAAACTCTATATTCTTGTTCTGTTAATATGTATTGCATAATGATAATTTCATTTCTTTTTTTCCTTATCAAATTCGGATAATGCCTGCTCACAAGACTTGACCTGTCCCAAAGCATAATCCCTCCTATAGGTTATTATATCACGTGTTGTGTAGTCCGTACAAAATCGGCCTATAATGCTACTAACATGAAATCTCACTGGCTGCTCACAATGGTTCAGAAGAATCACGTATTCATCGTTTCTCGGATGAAAGCACAAAAACCGATAATAATTCACTTCGCCGTTCAGGCATTCAATCAGTTTTTCATCTGTCTTTAGATTTTCAATGTCTTCTGTATTCCATATTGGCCTCATAATTCAATATTTTTTATTATTTTTTCTATTCCGTTCGCTCTGTTCCTCTGCCATACACATCTTGCACCATGACGCTTTCAGATGGTACTCCTTACCGTTACGACGGGCTATTCTATCGAAGAACCTGGATAACGGAAGTGCTCTACCACAGTGGGTGCACAGCTTGCGCTCCACTCCGTCAACCACCACCCGGTTACGGGGTTTCCTCTTCACAATTTCGCATGGCCCGCATTCGAACGCGCCGTACCTCCTGCAATATGCAAGGGAATGCTTGCCGCACTTGGCGAAGGAGGTGCAATCCGAGCGGGGGATTGTCTGGTGAACGTTCATACTATTTGCCTTTTTCTATAGATTCTATTGCTTGGAATATCTCATACATTACTTGTGGAACAATCGCATTGCCATATGCCTTTATCGATTCCTGCCGCCACTTTGAAAAGGCAATACCGTCCAATCTGGTGGAAATCCCATCATCTCGGCTACAAACAGGGGATTGAGTTGGGAAGTTTTTCCACCGTTCTGCGAATGATGCTCTCCTAACATTACCGGGAGGTTGCACAGAGCATCCGTCCTCATTTTCCCGTTTTTCCTTTTCAATGCTTGTGGGGAAACGGAGGGTTGATAATCCCTCGCTGCTGGAGTAGGCAACATTCCGTTTATTGCCATTGCTGTCAAAGCTGTGCCCATTTGGCTGTTCGGATTGTACTTCTTCGTATATTTGTCCGCTTCCCTGGCATTGGGAGTCGGAAGCAGCCGAACCATTCTCGCAAGTCCTACGCTTTCGTTCTGTCCATTCTGATTGATTTTCCTCGGAGTACCGTTTCTGGTCGTAACAAATTGGTCGTTCTTTCCAATTATCGCTCCGGTTGTTGCATCGCTCGCCATCGGTGTCGGGAGCAGTCCTACCGGATAGAATGTTGTTTTCCCATTCTCGTTGCATACCTTCAGACCCTGCGTCTGCACGGTGGGCAATAAAGAAGACGCGGTCTCTTCTGTGCGGCGCTCCGACGGCACAAGCCGGAATAACAACCGGTTGGACGGAATATCCTTCACGTTCAAGGTCGTTACACACTGTTTCGACGACATATTCCTGCCGATGCAATGTTCTTTTTCTGTTATCTTCTCCGAATAGAGTTTCTTCGCTTCCCAACGGAGTTTCACTGCCTGGCTGTACCATCGTGAGGATTCCAGCAACGTTTTCACCAACAACCCAATCGGGCTGAATCTCCCGTATCGCTCGTAGCATTTCCGGCCAGAGATAGCGGTCATCTTCCGCTCCCTTTCGCTTTCCGGCACAAGAGAAGGGCTGGCAGGGAAAACCTCCGGTGAGGACATTGATTTTCCCTTGCCATTCTCTAAAATCAGTTTTCGTGATGTCTTCATAACTTTTGCTGTTTGGAAACCAATAATCAAGTATCTTTCTCCCGAACGGGTTTATCTCGCAATGGAACACGTTTTTCCAGCCCATCATTTCAGCAGCTATTTCTGGACCGCCAATGCCGCTGAACAGAGAGCCATGTGTTAGTTTACTATTCATCCTTCCGCTTCCTTAGGTTTCCAATCAGACGGTAATTTTGCCCACTCGCGGAACTTGGCATCGAAGTCGTCCATGTCCTTGAACATATCCATCTTCGATTTCTCTGTCTCTACGAGTGAGGAGAATTCCAGAAAGTACAAATCTGCACTTTTAACGAAATTGTTATGCAACCTTTTCAAATTTCCGAGTAGTAACCCTTTGGCGCTCATCAGGTCTGCCGCTTCCTCCACCAGCATGTTGGCTTCGCAGTTCAGTATGTGTGCGGCTGAAAGAAGGCTGTTCAATCTGTCTATGCTGCCATCAGCCTCGGCAGCTTTAATCAAATCTTTCTTTGGTTTCATAGTTTCTGCTTTTTCCTGCAAGTTCATCAATCATTCGCTGGTACTTCTTTGCCACCAACGGGCATCGGAGGCGCAGTGCGTTGTCACGCTGTCACTCCAATAATTCGATTTTCTTCTCAATTTCTATGTTCATAAAATTATTTCTTCTTGAATTTGTCACATATCCTGCCGTAGCGGTCACATGCGCACACCCTATGGCCCTTGACCTTGCATAGACAAGAGTTCCCTACAAAATCCATTGAGTATGAGCATTGGCGGCAGCGGACGGGGGAGAGGGGTAATTTCTTCTTTGCCATTACTTACGTAAACTGATATTGCTTACGCGATTTGCCGCTCTTTTCATTGCTTCTTCATCTCCGCTTTCCACAAGCTTCCTTTCACGTTCAAGATACTCGGCATAGGAAATTCTGTTGTTTCCACGTTCTTCTATCTCCTTTTGGCGTTGTATCCGGTATTGCTCACGCTCATAGCGTTCGATGTCAATACGGCGTTCCCTGATATAGTCAAGCATGGCACTTGTAATCTTCATCGGGTCTATAGCACCATAGAACCGTCCATATTTACCAGACTTAAACCGTGCAATAAAAAAGCATATCTCAGCCGCATTAAGGTAATAATACTCAGAAATAAATATTTCTGCCAACTCATTAAGCTGCTCCTTGGCAATCTTGGTAGATACCTCTGCAAAGTCATTAAGTGTGCCGAATTGGATTTTCAACCATTCCAAAGGGGTTTCATCTCCATAAGTCGAAGCCAATAGCCCTAATGTAGGTATGGAGGAATTCATGGCTAAATCAGAGTGGGTCGCCTTGCATCTGACAATTTTGAACTGCAAATCGGGATTGTAATCAAGAATAAATTGTGCAGGGTCAGGATATTTATTCAATAACGCCCTCTGCTTCAAGTTCTTTTCTTTTTTTTGCGGCAGCTTCTCTGACGGTTGTAGCGACAGCAAGAACTGAATCACGTTTTCGCTGCTCGCTATCCTGTTGATTTTTGCTAATTCTTTCTCCATTGTAATTGCCTTCTAAAATCTTAATGAAATTTGTCGGTCTGAATATCCAGTCGAAATCACAAGACCAGTTTTGGTTGTTATGTCCCAAAAGGAATGCCGATTTGGAAACATTGTTGAAAACAGCCATGATAGCTTCTTTCCCATGTTCGGAAGCTCTTGCTTTTACGGCTTTCTTGCGTTTATCAGTCATTGTTGTCACCTTTGGGAGCTTTCCATCAAACATTCTGTTGAACGTATCCATAAGAGCATTATAATTTATCTTATCTCCCTCATTACTTTCCGGCGGTGCAGATTCCCCTTGGGGGGAATTATAGGGGGGACATTCTTCTTCTCTTTCTACTTCTATTTTAGTCACGTATTGTTCAGTGAATAATCCGTGATTGTTCCGTGATTGTTCCGTGATTGATAAGCAAATCTTTTCTTTTGCATTGTCTATTAATTGTTTAGGTATGTTCAAATCCTCATAATTAGGTCTGTTGATTACTTGATGCCGAGTGAAATTAGGCAGATATATGAATCTTTCCCCCTTATAGGAAAGCAGACATATAAATCCGTTTATCACAAGCTCGTTCATCCATTTTTCAAACTGTTGAATTTGGATTTGGTCATACGGAAACATCTTGGACTTTAGCCAGACCGAATCACCTATTACCACGCCAATGTCATCAGAGAAGAGCCATAGTTGGATATATAGCAATCTTGCATCACGGCTTAACCTCCCTATTTTTACATCATCGCAGAATTTTGACTTAATCATCCTATTCCGTGCCATGCTTGTTCATCTTTATTTTCATACATCTTTCAAATATTCTGTTACCACTTCTATAAACTCGTCAAGCGACCGGACTATGACATATTTAGCACCGATACTCTCAAACTCTTTCTGATACTCTTTCTGGCTCTCTGACTGCCTGCCAGTCTTTACCTTTAATTCTATTCCACAAAATGGATAGAACTTGTTGGGGATAAGAAGTATCAAATCGGGGAATCCTGCGCGGACTCCCATTTGCTTGAACTTTGCCGCTTCAATGGCGTTGCGCTTCCCTCCGTTGGGAACACAAGCAAGCCGTTTCTTCCATTTAGGATATTTCAAGTCCCAATATTTAATTATAGATTTTTGGAGAGAATCTTCTAAATGTCTCATATATGCTTTATTTTAAGTTCAACATTCACCGGCTTGTCTTTCATCGTGGAGAAAGCGTCAAGCAGCTTCTCCTTGATTGTCTTCAAAGGCTTTGTCAGTATCTGGCTCTCGACTATTTCGAGAGGTATCTTCCTGCCGCTATACGTGATTAGGGACATGGAGGTGATTATGTAAGGTTTCATATTACTTATTAAAATCCCAATCCCACTCCCAATCCTTTTCACTTATTCCTTGCTCGCAATAAGCACTACCCATGTGGCCTTCTATCTCTTGATACAGAGAACGAACCAACTCTTGCTCTCTTTTGTCAAGTTTAGACATTAGTCTATCCATGTCTTTTTGACTGAATAAGTAGTATGATTTTAACTTCTCATCAATAACCATTTTAGCACCATCCAATGTCCTTTCGGTATAAAGAATGCTACCTATCTTGAAATAAAATATCCCATCAGAATCAATGGATATTTTAACTTGTTTATATTCCCATTCCATGTTATTCTTTTTATTAAAAGCCCCGAAGCGTATTCTCCGGGGCACAACCATTATTTAAGACCCGTGCCATTTATGTGTGGCTCACATTTATGTGGAGAGCCCGGGCTCGAACCGGGACGAGTGGTGTTTTTGCGGTTATATAATTTTAAATTATTCTACCTAAGATGTCTCGCAGGTTGCCGGCTTGGTTATTAACGGTTATCCTGGAATTTTGCACCTCACATCTTGATTAACGTCTACCAATTCCGTCACTTCTCCATGTTCGCCTGCCATATCTTCACAGACCGAGCAGGCTGGTTGAACAAAAAGTTCAGTCGAAATTGAAATTATCTTCACCGTCCGGCATTTCTTCCGGAGCGTCATTCCCGAAATCCATCGGAAGGTACCAATCACTTATAAAATCATTCATGGCCGTCCTCCTTTGCTTTATAAGGATATACGTCAATCAAAGCCGTTTCCACCACAGATGCAATAAGATAGTCAGCTAGTGTCCCTTTCATACCTTCGTCCAATTTCTTCACGGCATCACGTAGGTCGGCAGCTTGTACCAATACTTGAGTAAATGTTTTCTTTTCAGCACCACTCTTTTCATCAAGGGTGATAAATGCCAATTTACATTTAAACCACCTATCTGCAGATTCCTCGTCAGAGAAAAACACCTCTGAATAATTAGCCCTCTTAATATCAGAAACCGTGAATTCTCCACTAATAAACGGTGTCATTTCCTCAATGCATCTTCCTTCGCTTTCTGTAAAAGAAAGACTGTCAAAAAGGTATTTTTCGGTTGTTTTCTTTTCCATGCCGTTTTCGGCTATTTTTTGGTATTTTATAGATACCTCGAACCAAGTGTGCATCATAATTTTAATTGATTAATAATTTGTCTTTTGATTTTCTTGCTAAGCTTCCCGACAAAACGTCCGTGCTTCTCCGTCGTTCCATCGGGCAGGCATTCCTTGTAGGAGTAAAGCAGCTTTTGCAGGAGAAGCACTTCTTGTTTTGTCAGAGTGATTTTCATTGTTTTAAATATAAAGTTTGCTGTGTTCGACCTCAATCTCCATCAACTGAATCAGACGTTCTTCTTCTGGAGAAGGAATGTATATACCTTGGGCACTTGCAAAATTCCGAAACCTTTCAATGGTAAGGCTCATTTCCGCACTGTCAAGGTCAGACGAACTGCGCAGGTATTTTATTTTTCCAAGATACTTGTCGTCCCTCTCACGGACGAAAGTGTCCTTGTTGCAGAGAATCTTGTAATAGTTCCGCTTAACGTACTCCATCGTTTCTCCAATCTGGCACCCGAAGTAAGCCAGGCAAACATGAAGGTATTTATTTGCCTGGATACTCCTTTGAGGTTTCTTCTCGGTCAGTTCAAACACTTTCCGTTCCTTTATCAGCCTCTCCAACTTTGACCTTGCCTGCTGGGCATGGAGGGGATTGGCACCGTCGTATTTCATCAGAAGGGAAGGTCATCCTTTACATTGCCATTCACATCAACCGGAGGAGGAAAGTTCTGCGGCGGTTGCTGATAAGTCGGCTGCGGTGTCGGTTGTTGAACTGGTGCAGATGGCTGTCCGGTCTGACGCGGTTCAATCCGGTAAGGCTGTACACGGGTAAATATCTGTTCCACATTGTCCTTGTTGCGGTATCGGGTTCCTTGTATATCAAATGATATGGTAACTACTTGTCCGACCTGGAATTTGTCAAGTTCGGCACATCTGTCTCCGATAAACTCCAGCATGGGAGTGTTTTCAAATCCACGTTCGCCCGTATATGGGTCGAAGCGCGTACAATCTACTACTATTCCTCTTTTAAGAATAGTTCTACTACCATCTTTGGATGGTATTTGTTGGGTAGGATAGATATAGAGAATCTTTCCTGTAATTTGATTTGCCATAATTAAATTATTTGGTTTACTACACAATATATTGATAATCCGTTTAAAACATCCATGCTTATATCAAATATCGGGCATCCCTTGTCATCTGTTATGACAGTTTTATTGCCGTCTTTTGACACATATACCCGGAGAGATTTAAACTCAACTCTTAATTCATATTTTACGCCACCGAATATCATTTCCATACTAAGGGGTATAAAGTTCTTCCTTCGTTTTTAACAAGTGATACAGATTGTTCGTGTGGATATAATTACAGAAGTCTTCCACTATATACTGATTGTATTCTTCTGAATCAATTGTCCGCACGCATTCAATCGGTTCATAAGGTATGAATTCTGTATATACCACGTCAGTAAGCATGCTTCGTCTATATCCTCCAAACTGGAACAAATCGAAATAGAAGGTAGAACAATTAAATATTTCAAGATAAAAAGTCCATTGGCATGATTTGGTATAATCCTCTGTATGGGGTGTGGAATATTTGGTTTTAATATCCCGGACTATCTTATCATATTTGACGTCAGCATATCCATGGACATGTATATCAAATAAGGAGGAATGGAAATCTTTTCCTCCATGTACTTCATGTTGGGCATTGGGATATTTGTTCCGGTAATAAATGGCATTTTCTACTGTCTTGCTGTTTAATCTGACAACTACTCCGTCCTCTTCCTGCTCAAATATCCCGTTCCCTACATACGTTGCTTTCCCCGTTTCTACAATTTTATGAAAACAAGAGCCGATTGTGGCATAGGCATTAGGTTCCTTCTTTCCGGAAAGCACATTTAAGAGACGCTCTTCTGTATCCCATATGGAATGATTGTCTCTAAAACGCCTAAACGCTTCCAAGGATGTTACACTTATGCGATACATAGCTATTTCTTTTTGAATGTGATAGAGTAGGATGTAGTGGATGAACGTGCAGGTGGAAATATCGTATATATTTCTCCGGTTTCTTCGTCTATTTCGGTTTTGCTGCCGTTTACAAGTTTAAGGAAACTCTCACGCTGCTTTATTTTTTCATCCACTTCTTTCTTTTCCTTGTCCAGCTTCTCCCAGACAGCGTCATTGCATCCTGTAAAATCATATTTTACAGCTGTTTCTTTTATTTGGATGGAAGCCCCTTTATATGAGGGGATTTCGCCTTTCCCGTATTTTTCTGTTTCCTTAACGACAGCATCCCTCACCTCTTGGCTTTTCAGAAACATGGATATGGCCTCACTGATACTTTTCATTTGGATTACAGATTCTATGGCACTTATCTCTCCATCCAGTACCTTTTGGATAAATAAGGACGCCAATTGTTCTTGTTCCGATTTGCTGGCCGGAATTTTGTTGATTGAAAGCTCTTTACTCATGGCAGATTATTGTTTATTCGATATTGTTCATAGTTGGCTGATATGACACTCAAATCCTCCGGGGAAACCTTATAATTCGCATTTATAAGGTTGACAAGCGAAAGCCTTTTCCCCTCTTCCCTAGATTTTGTGAGGTATTTATGAATCCATTCCATAAGTTTTTCATCGGCAAACTGGTCTCTGTTAAGCATTTTGCGGTTGTCTGTTGATGGAGCTGGTTGTCCATTAGGCTGGTTGTATTTGGTACTGTCTTTTTCCCAGTACACATCCGCACCCATACCTAATGCCTTACAAGCCACAGATATGGCATCAGTCAAAGCCATTTTATAACATTCGTCGGATGTATAAAGCCCGTTCTTCTCGTTAGTCACGAACGAAGAACCGCCAATGCCCTGAATGGCTTCACTCCATTCACCGCCCATTTTTACAAATAGGTTTATATGAACGAAACTGGATACTACACCATTGCCTCCGTATTCATTCCACATTCTTATGATTTCATACTTCCATCCGAAACCGCATATGCCAAATTCTTCAGTAAGTCTCTTTATACGCCACATGGGATTTATATCAGACATTCCCTTTAACCTTCCTGCGGCAATAGTCTTTACGGCTTCCTGCGGAACTTTTCTGATACGTTCGTATAAGCATAAGTTAGGGTTACTTTCCATAATTAATTGTTATTGATTGTTTTTTTACGTGGGATATACGGGACTTGAACGCCGTGACCTGTGCATGAAACCTTTAAATAATACCATGACAAAACTACAAATACCAATACCATGCACCGCTCTGCCTCTGAGCTAATATCCCGGATAGCCGCCCGTCTTCGCAGATTGGACGGCACGAATTACTAATACTAACACATTTCTGAAGATTTACTATCACTCATTGTAGGTTATGTATATCCCAAGGCATGAAAGGGATGCCATCAGGGAGAACATGAATGCAGGGAATACTTGCCCCACATTGGTTACGGCTACCGACCTTACCAGCAATACTACTGCATACAATAAGCAGAAGGCAAAGAATACCGTATAGCAATTTATCTTTCTCATACAAAAATGATTTCGTCTCTGTAAACCTCGATAAAGGAATGCTTTCCAAACTCTATCGTTACCTTGTCACCGCTAATGCTGTATATGGTCCCGATTCTGTCTTCCCAGCCGGGAGCGTTGTACTTGACTTTTACTTTTTTCTTTCCCATATATGTTTATTTAGTCTTGTGATGCCTCTACAGCTTCACCATTAACCAATGTATAGAAGGTGTCCGCTTTAACAGACTTTCCGTCCACTTTAAATGCCTTGACTGAAACGATAGGATAAGTGTTTCCGTCCCATTCGCCACGTTCAGCAAGCACAATCCAACATCCTAATGCTCCCTTTGCCTTGCAATCCTTTCCGGCAGCAAGAGCTATACTTTCTTTGCCGGTAGCTGATGCAGCGCCTCGGTAGCCGG